TATATTTTCTTTCTGTGTACCCCAATAAAGATTAGTATGTATATTATTGCAAGGGTTATTATCTTTATGACATACATGAGGTTTACTCTCTGGGTTAGGTACCCAAGCTAAGGCTACTAATCTAGAAGCCTGAATCCTTTTATGTTTATTACTATCTCTTAATATATGATATATCCTACCCAGATTGAGGGTACCTTTTAATAACATCCATACTTTTCTTTTAGGGTAGTATCTATATAACCTACTTCTCTTAGAAATATAATAATCTGGCCACCCTACTATATTAGAGATTAACTTTCTTTTAGATATCACCTGATTTCTTCTCATACTTTTCTTTATTTGCAGAGGGATTATCTTTAGAACTCTTCATCATAGAATCTAATACTCCAGAATACACTTCATCATATTGTTTACGTTGTTCTTTAGTAAACTCTGTACATCTTTGCCTTTCGACATCGCATTTGAATAATGCTCTACCGGAAGGAAGACCATCTCTTTGTACTACAATCTCTGAACGAAGGATATTATCTTTCTCTTCTTGCTCTGTACTGTTAAGACCCATAATGAATTGAGCATTACGTACAATGGCAATAGAACCAGATATATCGTTCTCATCATATTTAGTTGCTTGGTGTTTCTTACCTTCACGAGTAATATGATGAGCAGTCCATACAACATCTAAATGCAAATCCTCAGCAAGATTCTGTAAGTCAATATATACATTTGAGATTCTATCAAAATCCTCTTTATCCTTTGCAATAGAAGCAAGCTTCCCTGCATAGTCAACCATCAATACCTTAATATCAATCCCTTGGCTCCTAAGAGTAAGTATCTTCTCCCTTATATAATTGCAGTCAGTAATTAATGCAGGTACTCTTTCAACGATTAATTCAACCCCAAACCTTGCAAGTTTTCTTAAATGCTTAGCCTCGAGTTTATCATAATCTCCAGTATATAATTCCTTCTTAGTTTTATTGATACTGGATTGAATGAAACGGTCCATGATTTGTTCTTGACCATTTTCTGTATCCACATAATAAACTGACTTCTTCATTCTAAGGTAACCTCTTGCAAGGTTAACCATGAAGAATGTTTTCTTTGCTTTAGGTTTATCCAAGATTACATTGATTGATGCACCTGGGAATCCTCCCGCATTGGTTAAATCGTTTAGTTGCCTAAATGGGCATGGTACTACTGAGGGTTCTGCCTGCCTTTTAAATTGACGTTCAGTAACATCTCGAATCATGAATAAAGGTTCATCCTCCTGTTTAGGTCTACTTCTTTGTAAAACCTTCTCTACCTTTCTAGAATATTCTTCGTACTGTTCAAAGTTATCTAAGTCGAATGAATCATTTAAGTTCTTCATTTCAACATAAGTAGAGAACTGATAGATTTTCTCTTTAATATATTCTGAATCAGATAATTGAATTGAATAAAGATTTTTGATAACCTTCTCGATGTTTGGGATATCATCCTTAGTAACCAGGTCAACATAGTTTTTAGATTCTAGCATTTCTCTGAGTACTTGTTTAAGGACATTCTGTGAGGGTATCTTTCTTTGCTTCTGGAAGTATTTAAGTATACCCTCACAAATTAAGGAATGTTCGATAAGTACTAAGTAGCTTGGTTTTATTCTGCTTAGTACTAAACCTCCTTCCTTATCTTGAATAATGAACCTGAGAATCTCTAACTGAAAGTCAGGTGCAAAGCTAAATTTAATTTTATTCTTTTTCATACATTATTATATTGCAATATTATATACTAATAGATTTTGATAGTCCTCATGTAGTTCTGAACTCATGTCCACAATATCTAGTCTTCTTATCCTCAGCCGTTCGGTGAAATTTTTTGATATTCTTATATTATATAAAATATATTTATTATATTTGCATAACGAAATACTTAAAGAATATGAGGAAATGTAATGGAAACAATGGTTCAGAGCTTCATAGATTAAAACCCATGCAGGATTATGATGAAGCAATGTTTAATCGGTTATACAAAGTTTGTAAGCCAGTTATTCGGAACCTTACCAAACAGATTGATTACAAAAGGTTTAACCTTACGCCAGATATAATATCTTCTTATTTCTGGGATAAAATGTTATTTGTTTTTAATAAGTACTACGGTACTTGTAGTGAAGAACATCTTAAAGCAAGAATCTTATCATCTCTAGCTACTTTTAAAAATAAGCTTCTGAGATTTGCCTATGGAGAGATTGCAGAATACAATCAGAACCTATTTAAACTTGAAGACTTATTTGATAATGATAAAGAGTTAGAAGATGACGATGAAGAGGTTAAGGCTAAGGAAGAAATGCTTGAATTATTATATAAGTATATGAAAGAGAAATTATCTCCAGATGCTTATATGGTATTTGAAGTATTACTTACTCCACCTCCTTATATTAAAGAACGAATTAAAGATGGAGAAAGAATCACCAATATAATGCTGGTTGAGTTCTTTGATATGCCTAGAACTAAGAAGTCGGTTAAATACATAGGAGAACTCAAGGCTGATATCCAATACTGGGAAGAGAAAGCCAAAGAAGAACTGCATTACTAAACACAAAAAGAAAGGGACGTTTCCCAACGTCCCTCCCTATAACCCATAAATTAAAAGTTCTTTGTCAACAATCCAAGTAGTTAAGACATAATATTATAGTTTTATAATGTATGCTAGTACATAATATGGTGGTCTGTTTTCGTGTGGTTGACCTCCACCTGCAGCTCGGGTATCATGGTCCCAAAGTGCTACATAAGAATTATCCTTATCAGTTTTATTACTACCAGGGAGGTTATTACCAATCCACTGGGAACCATTGATACCTATATCGTTGTGAGCCTCAATATAATAGGCATCTGCAAGGCTATGGACATGAGAAGGTATTTCTGGAGTGGTCAAAGTAACCTTATCTTGACCACCGGTATTACCGATAAGATTGTAATCTTCATTACCAGATTGCCAACCTACTATGAACTTACCAGATAAGTCTGGGGTTTGTAAGTCATCTACAATCTGACCATTACATAAAGCCCAGCCATTGGGTACTTGAGTACCATTCCACATGGCAATTAATCCTCTTGGTATATTGGAGCCTTCCATACTACCTAACTTCTCATCTATATAAGCCTTGATATCAAAATTCGGGAATCCCTGCAATAACCGTAAGAAAGTTTCTACATTAGATTGTTGTATACCATGTATAGCAGTATTATATTCTACTGGTTGAGGGAATCTTCCACCGTAAGGGACAATAGAATATTTCTCTACCGTATTATCCATGGAGTTAATACCTTGACCATAAATACCTACCAATACCATAGAGGATTTGTCTACCAAACCTTGAGCCACAGAAGCCATAGCTCTATTAGCTAGTGACTCATAAGTTAATTCCGTATCTTCTAATACGTTTATTTTTGACAAGTTTCTAGATTCCTTAGCATTTGGGTATAATGGGTCTACCGACTTTTTATACAAACTGTAGAAGGAATTAGATTCATTCCAGAAAGCCCTGAACTGTACTGGGTTCTGTACTGGTTCTTCCAAAGGAATATGATAAGCGAATACAATCACATCTTCATTACTACCCTTAGAACCTTCAATATTTGGGATACTAATTGTTGCAGCATCCGATATAAATATCATACCATCCCGGGCAATACATCCGAAATTAACTTCCGGTCCTTCTCCAGAATCCGAAGCCTTAGTCATATACCTGGCAATAATTCTATCCTTCATTGCCAGGTAAGCCGGTGAGGTAGGTTCTCCATTCGGAGATATTGTGATAGCATTGTTGGTTATCACTGCTGAACCGAATCCACAAAATGGACCCATGCCAATGGGTGCAGCTATTGCTTCAGCTGCATCCTTGGACTTAATAATACCTTCATAATCGAAATAAGTTTTCATACTGTATCTTCGTTTTTATTGTTCTTAAAATCTTTCGATTGATTCCTCATATCTTGGAAAGCCTCTCCTACATCTTTGAACTTGAATGTTATAAATTTCCATAAGATAGCCCATATACTATACCTTTTCTTTACTCCATGGAGTTCACATATATGGTTGTAAATACTATCTATTTCGAAACAATAACATAGTATCATGATTGTTATCGAAACTGTTATATGATTAAGTCCGTATGGGTCTCCAATAGCCTTACCTATAATGGCACCAAGTAATACATAACATAAATAATCAATAACTTTATTAAGAGTTCTTCTTCCTGCTCTAGATTTTCTTATTTCTATACCCTTCATCCTACTGACGGATATTCCAAACCAGAAGTCCGAGAGTATTAATACAAAGGCTAATAAAATCATCCACCTTAGGTCAAAGATAATGGCATAGCATTCAGAAATGAATCCTATAATACCAGTTTTGAAGATTGTGTTAAAAGAGTTGCTTTCCATCTGTTTTTATTCTATTTTAAGTTTCCATTCTGTTCCTTCGGGAACCTCTATTTGGATTCCCTGCTCTGATATGTCGTTGGATTCCCATACTAATTCTGTTTTATCTACTATGCCTTTCATACTTACTAAGAATACTGCTTTGACTGCAGGATTATCTTTTACATAGAAAGTATGTCTTCCAGGTAGATTAGTAAAGAATTGATAAGGACTGGTGTGAACTACATCGGGAGCTGTCTCATAAATTATATCACCAGAATCTCCAGTATCTGAAGTACAGGTTACGATAGTAAATACTTCTGGTACACTACTACTTAGTTCTGCACTTACGGGATTAAGAGTTAATGTATACTGAGGTACTACTTTTTTTACCGTTAAAGTTACTACAGAACCTTGATAATAAAATTCATAGGTTCTTGGTTCACCCATAGTTATTAAAAGGTTAGAACTATAAGTTTCTGAAGAACCTTCTAACTCAATGCCAGTAATTACATTACCTCCATCTCCATACCTTAAATAGAATTGGCAATTCTGATTCTTGGTTAATTGGTAACCGGCCTTGATATAATGGGTTGGTTCCGTTTGAGAATATGGTTCTAGTTCATACCAATTTTCATCATCCGGATTCATAGGTTCTAACCATAAGTAGGATTCTGGTGTAGGTACATATTCTAATACCTCTACCTCTACCGTTTTGATTGGGTCTCCTACGGATTCGAATTTATAAATACCAGCCTCATTAAAAGGATAGTCTGTACTTCTACCATAATAGAAATCGGGTCCTTCTACGTATTTATCATCCAATTCTACACTTCCAAGCTTTACCCATATACCAGAAGTATTTTTTCTGTATACATTTACATTCTTATCGAAGTATGAATATAAGTTAGCGCTTTCAAAAGTAGAATAATAGATACCAGAAGTAAGGAACAGCTTAATGGAAGCAATGCCCTGAGCATTCAGATTAAGCTTCTTATTGGATACTCCAATGCCATAAGTAATTGTGTATCCCAATCTGTAAGCAACTACTGTACCATAGTTTGCAGAATTACCAGAAGTATCTTTGGTACATCTGAATAGGAATGTACCAACTTTGGTAGGAGTCCATCTAGAACCATTCCTAACCAATACTCCTGGGTCTGTAGTAAGTACGGCAATTAAGTCAGCAGTGTTTTCATTTGGGTCTGAGGAACGAACGGTTATCTTAGATGATTCTCGATTAGTAATGTTTACATTTCGAGGTTCACATATTACAGTATAGTTAGTAGCTATTGCTGTAACATTTAAGATTACCCTCTTTGCCGGGAAGTCTGCAATAACAAATTCATAAGTACCTGCAGAAGTTATTTCCCAAATAGAACCAGAGGGTTTAGTTTCATGAGTATTGATTAACTGAACATCTACAGGTCTGATATTGCCTTGGTAATTCATATTAGCAGTAACCTTAATCTCAATCTTGGGATTACTACCAGTGATTACCAAGTTATCTAAATCTGTACCACCACTTATTAAGTCGGCATAGATATGATAGGATTTAGTGTAGTATTCTAAGCCTACATCTACATAAGTAGTTACTGAGTTATCTCCAACGCTCCTGAAGTAATATCTTTGGTCACCTTTCTTTGCATAGAAGATAGAACCGCTTTCATATAACTTAGAGCTCCATTTATTTTCGGATGGGTCATATCCAGTTACCTGATATCTTAAATCTGCATCATCATAATCTGAAGTTACAGTTACTCGGATAGGTACTTCGGTAATATGTCCCGTTACGATTTTGACTGGAGATATCAGGGGTTCTGCAACTATCTTATAATTATAGGCTAAATCAAAACCATACTGGATGTTACCTGATACATTGTAAGGTAAAAATCTATCGAATAGTCTATCGATAGACTGTTTGAAAGCTTTAAACTCTTTAGTTGGGGATGTGAAGCCATGGCCCCCAATATTGATATCTACCTGGATACATTGAGCACAACCATAAATCTTATCATAGTTGTACTTATCATACCTGGAATAATCCGTATCATATAATGGGTCTACCTTTTCCCACTTATCCATTTCTCCATCAGTTGGGTCTACAATGGTACATGTTAACCCATACATATTAAAAAGAATCTCGAAGAACTTCCTTGAGCCTCTGATTTTAAGTAATGAGATTGAGTACTTTAAAATTGTACGAATCTGTTCATCACTTAAATTAGGAACTCCTGTATGCTCTCCTGTTCTAGCAAAGGGTAATTCTCCCAAGAACTCCCAGAGGTAGTTTAAATACCTCTGCTGAGTTTTATCGATATCGATTAAATCTAGAATATTATCAATATCAGAAGTAATATTATCTTGGAAGTATGAACCACATATTTCTAGAAATCTTTCTAATATGCCCTTACCATCAACTTTATAAGTATCTTGCTCTTTAAATTCGAATGGTAAGAAATCAATTAGGTTTTTAAGATTTATCATACTGTTTCATTTACTTTAAGTGTTAACTGACTTGAATCTTCGAATACTGGGATATTATAACCTGGGTCTGTATAATCTTTATTTGGTTCGGCAATGGTTATGATATATCTGAATCCCGATTGATAACCCTTGTTCTGGATATCAAGGGCAAAGATAAACCCATTTATATTATCTCGAATTTGTGTAGTCTTACCTACTTCTCCATTATAAGAGAATCCTCCTTTCATAGACTTAATTGTAAACTTAGTTCCAGAGGAGAAAGATATAAAGTAGTCCATAGAACCATTAGCCTCGTCCAATTGGAATTGACCAAGAACTAATTCTTTGTTACCATAAATTGTTGTAGGCCAAGGTTTAGTATAGAACTTCTTCAGATGTAAGTAATCTACTGATTCCAAGTTATCGATAAGGGCATAGATATCGGAGATTCTTACACTACCACCAATGTCTGAACTCTCCGGAGAATAAGCATTAAATAAAGCACTAAGTATTTGGGATTGAATCTCTGAAGTCTTATATGACTTCTTACCAGTAACTTCAATATCCAGTATGATATTAACCTTACCTGCAGACTTAACAGTTAACCAAGTAGTAAGTGGAGAGTTCTGATGTAAGATATCATATACTTTCTGAATCATGGCCGAATCAGCAATTACTCCATTATCTGGAGCAATGTATATAATTAGCTTTCTACCGCATTTATATTCGGCTTTAGCTTTACTAACTCCATCTACCAGTTTAGCCAAGTCTACGAAATCCTGTTTAGTAACAGCTACTCCCATAGTCTTAACACTCAAAGGTATATGTTCCTTGAGCATACTGAAGTTCTCATAGCTTGAACCTCCTCCAGCATTGTAAGTATTACTTACTGTAGCATCAGATACTGAAGATGATACCACTGAAGGGACCGATGTAATAGTACCAGATTTAACATTACCATTAATACCAGTAGTAAGGTAGAATACTACATCGGATATCTTTGCACCTACTGCAGGTTTCTTACCATTCTTTCCATCACCAAAGTATATATACGGATTAAGTGATTCATCTACTACTACCATAAAATGATTATCGGTAGGCTTTGAATAAGCAAAAGTATTTACTAATACCCAGGATTCTCCACCGATTTTCATGGTCATAGTTCCGTGTTCGTAATATTTACCATTAGGTAAAGTACCAAGAGTAATCATTACACGTTCATCAGAAGGTATAACCATACCATTGATTTGACTTTCGGTATATAATTCATGTTGTACTACGGGTACCTTACAATCGGTAACATTAGCATACCAAACTACATCTCGAGTAGATAACCATTTGTTACCTGACTGGTCTGTAAATAAAGTTCCGGATGGGATAGTTAACTTAGCACCAATAGAGTCTCCTGATACATCCCGAGATATAGTTAAATCTACTGATGCTGCAATAGCACCTCTTGCATGATAATCTACCAAGGCTCCATGCCTAACTACCGAAGTATATTTCCGAGCAGTAGGTAGGAAGGTTTCCCTTGCCATATTATCGATGTAATAGTGAAGAACTTCGGCAATAGCCGCAAATAATGAAAGGATAATGATTAATATATTTCCTTCCGAGTAATCCGTTATGAGTACATTCCCATCTTTATCTTTTATACCCATAAGAGATTCTATCAGCTTGGCCTTAATCTGTTGATAAGACCTCTGATAAGGGTTGAGCCATTTATTAGTGATTCCCATATTATTTTGTATTTAATGAATTATCTAAGTTGTTGTAGGTAAGGTATAGGTATTGGCTAGAGCCCGTACCATTAATAGAATATTCTACTTCTATGTTTACCTTTGCATCAACTCTAGCAACCTTGATACCTTTAAAGGTTAATCTTTGTTCCCAGGTACCAATTGCAGTTTTTATAAACTCTTTAATAATAAAACTCAGGGCTTGTGAATTTGGCTCTTCTATACATTCCCATAGACGATTCCCAAAGTTTTCCTGTCGAAATCTCTGGCCTATCATATAATATAGGATAGAGTTAATATTATTCCTTACCAAAGCCATATCACCATTAACAGGATACCAACCTGTTTCACCATTTTCGTTTCTTGTAAGTTGAATAGGGAATATCATACCCTTTCCAACAATGTTAGTAAGATAGTTATCCATTAGTGTATACATTTAATGTCCTCATAATCTTCTTGTTTGAAAGTAGAGAACGGTTGACTTGCTTGAGTTACGGTAGGACCTGAAGAACCAGGTCCAGTAGTTACACCAGAGTGTACATGAGAATTGAATAGAGCTCTAAGTGATTCTAGTTCTTGAACAGTTTGATTTAACTTCTCGGTTAATTCTTTGATATTAACCACTCCTTGGTTTGTACCTTGATTCAAGATTACTGTATCACCTGAACCTACATTTACATCTCCTTGAGCTTGGATAGATACGTTACCTTTTGCAGCTACTCCAATATCTCCATTGATATATATGGTTAATCTACCATTGTCATCATCTAAAGTTATTAGATTACCTTCTGGAGTAATGATACCCATCTTGTTTGGTCCGTCTAAAGGACTGGGTATCTGATTCAAAGCCCAACCATGGTATTCCCAAAGAGGTTTAGTTGGGTCTCCAAATTCAAAGGTAACAAATACTATATCACCAACCTTAGGAGCTAAGAACTTAAATCCATTATTGATAGAACCATGTTGACCCTTTGGATAAGCCCAAGATATGATACCATTCATTACTTCTGGGCAACATACCTTGATACGATTCATATGTTTTTCTTGGTCATCATTATCTACCACAATGCCTCGATAAACTGAGTAGTATCTACCCAATCCTTCGAGGCCATCTTCTGTTATTAACTTAGCGGTCGAGTACATTATCGGTTATTTTTTTTGTTTTTTACTACATTAAGATATTCGTTTCTTGACCACTCTGACCAGTCAAAAGAATACTTCTCTTTCATAGCCGGTGTTACTTTAGATTGGTCTACCTTAACTACTTTGGTTTTACCATAGATTGCAGTACCATTAGAGGTAACTATAGTACCTTCAGTTCTTACAGTACCTGCTGCTAAAGCTTGTGGGTCTTTAGCATTAAGTTCATCGTAATAGAATTTATTCTGTAAGAACTCTCCTGCACCTTTCTTATCTATGATTACATTCTTATCGTTCATGAATCTTTCCTTAAAGTAAACTGCTTCACTGTAAGTGAACTCATGAACAATATTAGAAGCATTAGCAGTACTCTTCTTGTCTTTACCAAATTGAGTTTTAGCTCTATCCTTAGCATCATTGCTTACTATATCTTGAGTACTAAGTTGAGTCTTGGATGTAGTCTGACCCGCCTTGGCATTACTCTTTATCAAATCCAAAGTACATAGATAACCCTGACCTGCATCCATTGAATGTTGTACTGATTTAATATACCAATACCCGGACCAACGTTTACCCACATTTTCTAAAGAGATTACCTGAGAAGATTGTAATGAAGGTCTACCAACTACAGTCATTTGGCATACTAATTTCCTTTCTGTAGTTTTAAGACCTCCATTGGCATTAGCATTCATGGCCCAAGCTACTTTATCAGCTCCACCATATCTACCAAATAGATTATGATATAATTTATATATTGGTACTAATACTGGGACCTTCTTCATCCTTCGAATCTTAACCTTAGCTTTAACCTTACGAGTCATAGTAGGTGTAGTTACTCCCTCACCGGAATATTTTAATTCATAGGTATCAGGGTATACAGTAATATATGGATTCTTTTCCATAGCTGCTATACCTCTCTGAGATTGGTCATTAGCTGAAGCAATTTTAAATTTATTACCTTGAGTATCTCTAAGGTCTATCATGTGTAAAGGTGTCATACCTTCCGGGTCATATTCACGAGGGTCTACCCATTCTTCTGCAAGGTATTCCATTTTGTATTCTCCAGTGAATAGGTATCTTTCGTTTTCTAGTAATTGCCTTAGATTACTTTCTAACTCTTTCCCATTCTTAGAGTTCTTTAGGATTTGCTGAAGTTGTCTCTTCTTATCGCTTGGTAAATTATTAGCTGCCGTATTGATAGCTTCCCTATATTGGTCAGTACTTAAGTTATCTAACATCTCTTGTTTACCTGCTTGATAAGCAACATGGGGTTTCTTAGAACCATATTCTTTTACTGCTTGATTATGTTTCTGAGCTTTAGCTCCATACCTTTGCTCAGCTTCCATCTCTGCAGCAATGTTAGTAGTAGGATGACTACGATAATCTTCATAAGGTACACTACCATAATTGACTACCATAGTATTATCTACTTGAGCTACATAAGGAGTAGTAACTGTAGACATTTCCTCTTTAGCTTTTTCTGGTTCTTTTATATCGGTAGAACCTACAATAAGACCTTTATCATCGGGGTCTATAGTTTCGGTTAATTGAGCCTTTGCCCTTTTAGTTACATTCTGCATGGTAAAGGATACCCTAAGTACCTCTCCATTCTCGGATTGATATATGTAATTGTATTCAGGCTCTTGAGTAAACTTTCGATTGTGAATATAGATTACACCATCCCGAGAATCAATATACCAAGGTCCATTAGGATAACCTTTCATCTTCTGTTCTAATTGAACCAAGATGTTATTCCCTATTAATCCTAAGTCACTATCTATCAGAGCTTTTAAATCTGCCGGCATAGGTACTTGAGCTACTCCACTAAAGCTATTAGCGTAAAGTATCTTTCCAACAGTATTTCGACTTTGTTCTGTCGGGACCTGTAGTGACTCATAGACTTTATTACTTATTACTTGTTTAGCCATTACTGAAATATTTCTATGATTACACCGATGTCATTGTTACAACCATTATCTAAAAAATTAGATAGGCTATACTCTGATAAATCTGAATGTGTATAAGGTGGTTGGAATCTTAAATCCCCAACTGTATCTATACACTTTAATGTCACATGAGTACCAGTAGAATCGAATACACAATCCAAATCTCTTACCTTAATACTTCGTACTGGGCTCGAAATGAATTGACCATCAGGATATATGTATCCCCACTGAAGATAAATAATAGAGCTTTCCTGGAGTTCTGGGATATCTACTGTATCCGGGTCTCCAGTATCAAATGTAATGGTTGCTAAGTTTTCCTTCTCTTCATCATATTTGTAGCTCCAATTACTTATATAAGCGCCAAGAGGTATGCCTGTAATTGCATTCATTATGGGCATACCTCCAGAATCGAACAGTGCCATATAAGGTGTTGCTGTTCCATTATAAAGAATTGGTTGATTAGGTTTCTTAGTTGCCATACATTGGTATCCGTATTAATTGATAAGGTTCGAGTTCTGCAAGAGGGTTTAAGATATTATTAGCCTCAGCTATTAAATACCATTTCCCAGAATCACCATAGTAACGATAAGCAATGTTCTGTAGGGTTTCTCCATCCATTACTGTATGTTGCTTATCGTTACTTGTATTGGGAACTAAAGGTGGGGTTACCTCCAAAGAATAATCACCCTCATCATATTTAAGAGCTACTGCCCCATCATAGGGGCTAGCTCCAGTTAAGTATTGATTCAAGTCTATCATAAACTTATTCCTTTCGTTTTCTTTAGAGCTTCTTCACTTACAATATCTGCATAGGATAAGTTGTAAGCACTTACTCTCTTGAAGATTAATTCTTGAGTTGCAGCTGCAGGAAGTAATTTCAAATCATCAATCTCGCATGACTTACTTGCAACCCTTGTCCTTGAAGCATTTCGGAAATTGTTTAATGTATAGGTTGCTGAAGTAAGGATGTATTGATGGTTCTCAAATATACCAGAATTACCCCATTCAATCTTTAGGATTGGTGGGCTTGCCTGATATGAGTTTGCCTTAGACCACATCTCAAGTAATCTACATTTAGTGATTACCTCTTCTGGATTTTCTGGGTCATTACAGAACCAAGATACATTGAATTGAATTATATCCTCTGCTCCAGTGTAATGATACATGGGAGTATTACGTCCCATTGATTTAATGGTAGCCCAAGTAGTTTCTCCTCGGAAGTCAATAGAGGGAGGTCTATTTTGAAGAGTGATATATTGATAAGGTGTTGATACCAAATTATATATTACTACTTGGTTCATATTACGAACTTCGGGCATTACCATAAAAAGTTCTTTATTCTTATTTACGGAATTACCCTTAGCTGGGTCCATTTCTTCATAACCAAAAGGAACTCCACCTTCTACCTGATGTTTTAATTCCATCCGATATTGGTTTTGTATCCTTTGGTTTACTTTGGGATTCTTTGAGGTAGCTCTTGGTCCAAAAGGATTATTAGGGTCATATATCTTTCCTTTATCTGCAGTGTCTTTAGGTAAAGTAGATGTAGCCCTGTTTAAATAAATCCTGGCCCTCCAAAGTTTATTTAAAGGACCAGTAAGAACTCCGGCAGAATCCCTGGTAAGGTCATTATACTTTTCAACAACCCCACCTGCTATTTGATTCAATATTCTTGCCATAATTGTTTTAGTTTATTCCTAAAGCTATACCAGTAAAATCTTGTTGGCCTCCAGGAGCAAAGTCTCCAGCAGGTTCTCCATCTACTGAGATATTGATTCTTGAATCCTTGAAGCCATCCCTGATTGCAGACCTAACTGCATCCACAAAAGCCTGTTGGTTTCTTTCTTGAATGGAAGCTTTGCTTTCCTCTGAGTTTAGAGCTTCAGTATTTTTATCTACCGAACTTGTAAGACCTCCGATTACATCTATAAGTAAAGGTATACCTATAGATAAAGCTAATCCTACTGGTCCTCCTAAGAATCCCAGAAGTCTACCACCTAAGAATCCTGCAGCACCCCTGATAGCACCTTTCTTAACTACCTGCTGACCTACAGTCTTAGCCGTATTAGTTGCCATAGAACTTGCAGCTCCTGCACCAGCAAGGCCAGCCATAGATATAAATTTACCATCAGCACCTCTAGCAGCTATTCTACCATTCTTCATTTTACCTACAGTACCTCCCATGGGTAATGCAAAGAATTTACCTGGAGCCATCTGTAAGGCAGTCATCCTCATCATCATTGCAGATATATTTCTAAGATGACCTTCAAGAATCGAAGCTTGAACATTGGTTTTAGTCATACCTGAAGCCATACCTTCGGTCTCTGCCGTAGCTAAAGCTTGAAATGTACTAATCATTCGAATAGTACCTGATATGAATTTAAAACCTTGATAGATTGTACCAACGATTGCTCCAGTAGCAACTACCTTTACCAGGAATTTACCAGCCCAGGTTTCTTGGATATCATTGATTATCTTAAGTAAACCTGAACCGAGTTTTAAGATAGGACTAAATACCTGGGCTAGGGTAGAACCTGCAGTTACTATAAAGTTCTCCCAGTTTGATTTAAACTGTTCGATAATACCTGCAGGAGTTTGTAATCTTTCTTGGGTTAAACCTTCTACTGTACCTTTTGCCGAGTTTACCTTATCCATGAGTTCGGTAAGCTTATTAGTACCTGACCAATAGTCCTGGAGTAAAGCAGATGCAGCTCTGGTACCTCGAACTCCGAAGATATTAAACAAAGCAGAAGATATATCTATACCTCTTCTACCTCTAAGTTTATCTCCCAGCATGGTTATAATCTTATCTAACCTTAAAAGGTTTCCTTGGGAATCCACTAGAGAAGCTGGGTCTATACCTAAAGATTTTAGCATAGAGCTACCTGCTTTTTTCTGCCCGGTTACGGAAAGTGTTAAATAGCGCATCATATTTGCCAATGCAGTACCTGCAGATGAAGCTTGGATACCCTGATTACCGAGTACTCCAATTGCTGCAGCTGCATCACCCATACTGATTTTAGCATTTCTAAATTCGGCTCCTGAGTATTGGAAAGATTGTGCAAGGTCGGTTAATGAGATATTTGCAGAAGTTACTGCAGTTGCCAATTGGTCTACTACCTGAGTAGCATTTTGAGAAGGCATATTGAAGGTCTGCATGATGTTAGTCATCAAGTCAGCAACTCCACCTTTCTCTCCAAGAGGCATACTAAAGATAGAAGCCAGTTTAGCTGCAGGGCCAATCATTTTTTCGATTTGCTCTACATTGTTACCGGCCATTGCCAAGTACCTTTCTCCTGATGCAATATCTTTTGCTGTAAGAGGTGTTACCTCGTTGACCTCCTTAGCAACCTGCATTAGCCTTGCCTGTTGAGCAGCATTTGCTCCAGACATCTTAGAAGCTAAGAATACTTGGTCGTATACTCCTGCAGAATATTGGTAGGCTTTAGCCATACCACCAACCAATTCTTTTCCAAAATCAAAAGCATTAGCAGCAGACATTTGAATACCTCTATTCCAGGTATTCATATCATTCATCATTGTTCTGAATGAATTAGATATCCTGCCTGCTTCATTGGAGAATCGGTCTTTTAATACCATTGCAACACCGACCTCAACTAAGCTTCTACTGTTTATCATTTATTTTTAATCTTTTTTAGGTTATCATAATATTCATCGGCTAAGTCTTTAAATCTTTTTCTTTCTCGATACGGAAGACGCAAAAAGCTGAGATAATCAAGGACTATCTCAGCTCTACATATATGAGTGAATGTACCCGGGTGGTCTACGCTTCCGTCAGGTAGAAAAAAGATGATGATAGCATAACTGGGTATTCAGCCTTTTCTCCAGTAGTAGGATTTTCTACTTCTGTATTACCGCTGAATACTGGGTCATAGGCAAATACTGCCTTACGAATTTCAGCCATATCCCTTACTGAAAAGAGAGAGAAGTTTTCTACCTTTTCCCATTTGTTATCTACCAGTAATCTTAGGTTTCTTGCCATCAAGCCAGCACTCTTTGTTTGTTTTTCTATAGGTAACATAACCAACCAACGTTCTCCTGCACCGGTCATCAAGTCAAACATAACTTGTTTACCAGAAGATAATACTACTTCGTAGTCTACGAGTTTCTTCTGCTCAGGATAATAAGGAATAGCATTAGGTTTTTCATCCATTTCTTTTTCGGTAGGTAATGTTCCGTAATCTTCAAATACCATTTCCCGAAGTGATTGACCATAAGTTACTGGCCCACCATTCTGGCCCCAATTATATTCAAATTCTACTTCTTCACCAAGTGAGAAGATTCTTGACATGAAGATAATGTAATACCGATCATTCAAAGGGATACGGTCTGCATCCTCTACCGTAAGTCTTCGGTTAGGAGTGAAGTCTGTATCTACTACGATTGCCTGAATAAACTTGGTAAGGTTCATAAGATTCTTAGAATCCATGGGATTTGATAAGATATCCTCATCGGCTCCATTCTGTTCACGGATTGAATACTTAAATCCTGACGGTGCTGTAAATTCACAAGTTCTAAATTCCATATTTATTTAATTTAATTAGTTACTTAAATCCATAGTATCTGATATAACAACAAGAAAGGGGTGAGCCCTTTTTTAGGAATCCCACCCCTCCACCTAAAAATCTTAGTTGAAAATAGACTAAGCTTTTAATACTTATCGGCAGTACCTACTGAGAATTCGATACTTTCGATTGTGTTTTCTGAAGCCATTCGGTCCAGGTCTAAACCTGTAATCTTACATGGCCATACCTCTTCGAAGAAGTGGGTGTTAAGTACGGAAACTCCATCTTCGGCAAGTTCATTTACGATTACATTTTCCCAGTATTGGCTTGGTACCAAACCACCACCTGCAATCATATCCTGGCATGAATAGAGCCAGTCATGAAGCCATGTATCTGAACCCGCAGTAGTTAATAACTTTCCTACTACTAAGTTACCTACTGTAACTCTACCGGCAGTTTTAACGTCCCGGTTAACGTCTCCATGAGCAACCTGGTCAATCTCGATATCTGGCAAAGTACAAGTTTGGAACAGATAAGTATTGATAGGGTGCTTAGGGAAAGTGATACTCCAAAGGAATTTCTTTCTCGGATTTTTTACTTTTGCTCCCATGTCTTTTAGTTTTATTCGTTTTCAACAATTGATACCGACTTAGAAGCTTGGTCAATAATGATTGACATTGTAACTTCTTGCATTGGTACGATATCTTTATATTTCAGGATAGCTTTATACTTACCCTGACGAACATCTTGTTCGTTGTTCACTGAGAGTTCACTGTATGAGTTAGCATCTTGGTCACCCATCCAGGTATATTCTGACATAGCATCGCCATCTACGCAGGCATCAAGAAGAGGTTTAACCTCAAGCCAAATCTTATTCCAAGTGTTCCAGATATTGGGTTCTTCCAAATATCTTTCTAGAATTGGTCTAAGATTCTTTTTGAGATACAGATTCAATCTTACAATAGCCAGAAATCTTTCTGAATCTTGTTTTACCTGAGATGAGAAGCAATGCCATAACAAAGTTCTCTTACCTTGGTTAGGTACATCCTTTACGCAAATGATATTTACGTAGTTCTGAGCCAACTCATTGAGTTCGTTAGTTCTTGAAGGAGAACCATAATTCGGACATACGGGACCATTACCATCGTAGATAATACCTCGGTTCATTCCGGCAAAGGATTTCCATACACCGAATTGAGTTGCAGAAGCATCACCCAAACCAAATATAGTTCCCAGTACATCTGAATCTACCAAGTTACCGTCTTCGTTGTAGTATTTAATACCACCACCGAAGTAGGCTACATACTTAGAGTTACCTACAGTACCAATGCAAGTCTGTACCCAAGTGTTGATACCTTTCAAATCTCTTGGCTGGTCGCCTTGAGTATAATGAGTAGTATACTTGGGTACTTCGATATAATAGGTATACTCCTGCAATTCCTTAATCATATCTACTGCAGCCTTGTGTACCTTAAGTATATCAGAATCTGTAGTAAGATGTTGATTAATATGAGAGCAAGCGAATTGGTATACATCTACATAATCCTTTACAAACTCAAGAGAAGCAATCCATTCATCTGCAGTAGGAGTAGTACCTGCATTACCTATAGTACCGTTAAGAGTAACCGCATCAGCAGTAATTGCTGCATTGTTAAGTTTGATATCGATTGGGTTCTTTGTTCCATCGACATCATCCGTTAACCATTTAATGAGGTTATTCCAAGATTTGATACCTTCTACTGTATCGGTCATAACCGGTACAAGGTATTCTGAATTCTTTGCAAAAGCACTTAGAGCAAGGTAGTCTACTGAAGTGTTGTTTACAGTATCTGCTGTTTTGTAGGTAATGATAGGGCCTTGTTCTAATACCTGACCATTAGCACTTACTACTTGATAGTAGATTGTGTTAGCTTGTTTGTAAACTTTTACATTGAAGGTTTCAGCACTACCTATTGGGTCTCCATAACCCTTAGTTACCAATCCGAATCCTACTGTAGTAGAACCAGAAGTAAACTTAAAGAGAGATTTAGGACTTGCTTCTTCAGAAGTAGATTCAGTAACAGAAGAACCATCTTCAGAAGCTCTTACTGCTCTAGCACCTCTAGCAGCTACAGATATAACTCCCTTGGTTGCTCCCTTACCCAATACTCTAATAACACGAAGCTTAGAACCACCCATAAAAGCCTTCTCAATATTTGATACAGAACCATCTGGTACTATCTCAGAACCAAAGAGTCTTTGGAAATGTGAGAAAGAAGTGATGATTTCTGAAGGGTCATCATAAGGACCTTTCGTGGTTCTAGCTAATACACATGAAACTCCTAACATAGGAGTAGTCTGTTGAACATTTCTGTTCTCAAACTCAAACTTAACTGAAGGTGAATTTGGCATATTATACTTAATTTAAAAGTTAGTTACTTATTTAATTAATACCCTGAAGTATTGTCCTTATTCACTTGGAGTTGAAGTAAATCGTTTTCCTGCTTTTCTACTGTACCCAAGAGTACTGAGATATCTGTGATAGGAACTAATTCACCTTCTCCTGCAAGTTTTTCTGGCAAAATACCATCTTTACATATGTACTGATATACCTTTTCGAGTAGGCCATGATTTTCGTCTGGGTGGTCATAGTAATTACCTATCTCTATATAAAGGTTTCCAGTAGGAGCAACCTTACCATCTTCCCATTCTTCCAGGTCATTATAGTAAGGTCTTACATATCCTCTTGATGGCAAAGCTTCATACATGATACTATGAAGTAATCTCATATCTTGTTGAGTATTTGCCACAAGATGTATATCCAGAGTTATGTCTTTAGTCTCATAAGGAAATTCTGAAGCTTGGTAGTTACCATTCTCTAGTTTATCTCCTATGATATATTTGTTCACACCAATATCACCATTATAGAACCCTTGCAATTCTATGGTGATTCTGGGACAAGTCTTTGCACCTTTTACCTGATTATTACCTACTCCAAAGATAGGTATGAATTTCTTTAAGGCTTCTGAATCCTCCTTAAATCTTTTCTCATTCTCTAAGGATAGTGGTAGGTAGTCATCAGGATTTAATGTAAGCTTTCTTTTTAATGCTGTCGTTAGTAGACAGATATAAAAAGTCCTTTCTACTATTTCTTCTGTATTTACCATAATTTTACATTATTTGAGCAGCTAACAAAGGAGTGAATCCATGAGTACCACCATCAGTAAATACACACTCGAAGTTAGCAGAAACTCCACCTATCATCCCTCCTGCAGTTTTTCTAGCATGTACCGTTGCTGACAAAGTAGCTTGAGGTGTATTTGATATATTACCATAATTAGTAATCCAATATGTTACAGTTACATTAGAATTAAATAACTTAATAGCCTGTGATTGACCAACAGTGGGAATTTTAAAAGCCATAATCTCTTCTGATACCTTTTCACCTTCTATTAGTTTATCTCTATATCCAGTAATCGTAAATCCTACCGAAGTTTCATATACATTAGCATTCTGGTCTTTGGGTACGAGTAAATTTACAGTTGGTGGTTCTAACCTATGATTATAGGAAACCGTACCTGCTGCCTGAATAACCTGAATGGTTTTATTATTACCACTTCCACTCTGTTTGATAGTTAGAGTTCCGGTGATAGCTTGTTCAGTATGATTCTTAGAAGTTATGTTTACCTCTAGAGTCTTTTCTGCTGCATCAGTAAATCTAATACCAGCAGTAAATGGTGGTTCCTCTAGGAATTCAGCAGTAACCTCTACATTTTCCCATTCTCCTTGAGGAGTACCATTTATCATTTCTCTACGACGAGATGTAACTACCAAAGTATCAGTCCCACCTTTACCCAGAATATTAAGTGTATCCTTATCTACCTCCAATTGGTATTCGTAATTAAGGCTACCTTTCTTCTGAATGAGGTTAACTGTTTTGGTAACTCCATTGACATCTACAATCAATGAAGCTCGCTTATCTGATTCAGTATCATTCAACTTTAATGGGTGTACCATTACAAGTGTAGGACCCTTACCAGATGTTTTATCTGCTTCAAAATCTGCCATTATTTTGTATATTTTCTGAGTTCTTTTCTTACTTCATTACGTATAGACTTCTGTAAAGCATCAGCTCCACCTGCAGCTTTATAAGCAGGTCTCCATAATTCACGAGGTGGTAAATTACCATCTCTACTACCATATTCTAACATGATGGCAATCTGATTAAGAGTTTTACGAGAAGTCTTTCCAAAGTAGGTTGTCTTTTTCAATCCAGGAGGTAGACCAACAAAGGTTCTGTCTTTTCGGTTCACTATAGTAACTGACCTTGCATATTGACCAGTAAGGTTTAATAGGGTATGAGCACCATACTTCTTAAGTGTAGCTACTGAATGTGGTGGCCAAGATACTCCGGAACCTGGAGGAGGAACTCCTGTATTTAAGCTCCTCTTAACAATACGAAGAAGTTGATTACCGAACTTCCTTGAACCCAAATCATAACCTCTTTGCATAATTTGGGGAGTTCTAGTAATCAACTTTTCTGCTTGCATTTGTTTCCTTGGGTCTACATAAATCTGAACACTTCCTATCGGGAGTGATATATTTATGTTAACTTTTTTTGCCATCTTTCTTTTCTTTGTTGTTTAATCCCAACTCTGATTACTGTAGCCTTATCAAAGATTGGATACATAGAACGTCTGTCTCTTTCTAGGGTATACAATGTATCACCTTTTTGTAGTTTCGAAAAAATCAATTCTTCCATAATTACCTCCTATTTATTAAATTTAAACCGAATGATACTGCACCTGGATTCTTCTGCATGAAGTCTACCAAGTTTAAGAATTGATAGTATCCGAACTGGTCTACAAGGGCTTGGGCTTTGTTTGCTACTTCTTTAGCAATCTCTTCGTTGGGAGCAGGTAAAGCTATCTGTATCTGATATTCGGTTAGTTTTTCTTTTTCCATCTCTCTAAGTTTTTAGGTGTTAAAACGAAGGAAGGAGTACACCTCGTAAGATGCACTCCTTCCCTTTGCAATGTCCGGTTCTTAATTAGGATGCCGGAGCTGTGGTTGTTTTAAGAGCGGCAACATCTTTTGCAACTCCGCTGATTTCCTGAGTTACTCCTCTAGCAGCATCAGATATATCTTTATAGATACCTGCCTTTGCTTCTTGAACTGTAGATTCTACTTTCTGAATGTCAGCTTTAGTGTCATTGATTTTGTCCCATACGGAAACTGCAGCAGCACCAAAGCCACCACCTACCAATGCACCACCGACTGCACCCCAACCGGAGCCCCAGCCTGAGTTTCTATTACAACAGCAACCATCATTACAACCGCGGTCTCTGTCGGCTACCACTACAGTGCCTTCTCCGGATTTTAATTCCATAACTTTTAGAATTTAATTGTTAAACATAAAATGAATTAATTAATGTATAGGCCTATACGTATATAAATGACGCAGTATCGTATCTTTAAACTTTCTATAGACTCCTATGGATTTCCCCAGGCTATCTTAAGATATAGAGTTGGAAGATTTGAATCCTTAGGTGTTAAGGTAATATCGGCAATATAATCTCCACTGTAACCATTATAAGTTTGTTTTAAAGTTACTTGGATTCGTATTCCTCCACCGTATTCGCCAGCCTCACTAAGGATACTTGGAGTTAATTGAAAATGACTTTCCATACCAACCCCCATTACTATACCTAACTTATAATCTTGTTGAGAATAACCTACTGAAAGACCTGTATACTGGTTATTATCATAACTAATTTTTTTTACTTTTCTAATATTAGAAAGTTTAATTTTTAGAGGTTTACTATAAGTAGGTTTACCTACTACATACATATCAATGGAGTCATTCTCTGCCGGTAAAGATATTCTAGCTCCTAAATATCCTCCGGGAGTATTCATACCACCACTACCAGTAGAATCTCCTCCATCTATACTACTCCAACCAAATCCCATACTTACTATATCAGAATCTCCATAAGAGTAGTAATTACCTAATTCACATTGTAGTTCTTCAGTTGCCATTGGGTCTTGGCTAACATAGGCATATAAAGCTTGATTACCGTTACCAGGCTGTTCAAACCTAACTTGCTGGTTTCTTGCAGAATCCCCTTCGTTATTGGTTAATGCTTTAAAAGCCCAATTATAGGAGTTATCTGAGTTCTGTCCGTTATCAATAACTTGCAACCAATCTCCAGAAGGTGGTATGAGCGTAGGCTTAATATATTTCTTAGCAAACTCTACGTTATTCCTTCGTAGACTTGCATAAGAAATAATATCCCTACTACCAGCACTACTACCATATATATCCCCTGCTAGAGTAATATTAGTAATGGTACTTCCTTCTTGTTTCCAACCGAATTCAAAAATTCTAGTATATGGTATGGGGTTTACTAGTAGGGTAATAGTGGGTACTGTCCCTACCTCTTTACCATTAATTACAACTTTAGGGTTATATAAAGTTATGGTATGAGTACGAGGGTATTCGGCTAAGTTCTGTACAGAATTAGTAATACCTATAAAAGCATTTTCAGAATCCGATTGTAGAGTAGCAGATACCTGACCACTGGGTGAAGCTATTGCCGAGTTATTTTCAGCTATGGTTCTAGAATCCCAAGAAGTAGGAATACCTTCTACTCCATTGATAGAAGTATATTCTAGTATGTGTAAATCCATTCTTACAGAATTTTCCATACCAGTAGTACCCTCTAATTCAACTTCAGTTACATTCTCTTCTACTATACCATTACTATAGTTTGCAGTCCAAGATATTTCATACCGTGTAGAGATGGTAGCAGCATCTTGAGTAAATGCCCAAGCATTCTCTACTTCGGCAGCACCATTATAAAACATTACACTACCAGACCGAGTTTGATTAGTAGTATTTTCTTTTACAGAAACCTCAAAATCATATTCATAATTGGTAGAATTACCACCAATTAAATCTACAGAAGCCCAATCGGTAACAGTAGAATCCAAATCGAAATCAGGTTGAACAGCAACTTTACTCGTTACTTTACCATTGATTAAGGTTTCCCTATAAGATTGAAGTGTAACAGTTATACTCTGAGCTAAAGCCGAAAACATTCCATCTGGAATTGGTTCTACATAATTGATATAATCCCTAGTAGTAATACTTGCAGCTGATTGATTAAGGTTCAAAGTAAGCTGTTTATTACTTCCAGACTGTTGTAATACAACTGTACCTCTTCGTATACTAGCTTCAGTATTTTCATATACTGGTATAGTAACATCATAATCTGCTCCTGAACCAGTAGTACTTGATACCTTAGTGGATAAAGTACCAGTCCAATTAGGTTTACTTATTACTGAAGTTTCTACCAAATTATAGGAAGACTCTTCTACTCCATTCACAACTTTATATCTTCTAGATTTAATTACTGCCTTAGGAGTTGCACCTGCTGCAGCTACAGAAGGAAAGTCCGTAGTTACTCCAAAGTAATAATTATAACTAACACTAGCACCTGCTTGAGTAGTTGCCATATCTACTTCTTTACCACCATACGTTAAAGTAAGACTTGCTCTACGAGAAGATTCAGAAGTATTCTTAGATAAAGTAATATCTACTCTATAACCAGAAGAAGATTTAGTAATGTCTACCTTGGTAATGTATGAAGATTTGGATTTTAAAGTAGGGGCTACATCATGCCATGTAGTATCCTTACCATTGATTACATCGTAATACCCAGATTTTACTATACCATAATCCGTTCCACCTGATGCTGGAGCAGAACTATTAAGACCAGTAAGAACTTTAAGTACAGCTCTAGTAGATACAGTACCTGCTGCCTGACTACAAGTAATGGTAACAGTTTTACCTGAACCTACTTGCTCATATACTACTGTACCCGTTCTAGCCTGAGTTGTAGTATTCTCTTTCATGGTAATAGCCACGGCAGCAGTAGCACTTTGTATCTCGGCAGATATAGACTTAACTTGAATGTTAATTCCTTCATTTGAACCTTCTACCAATGAACCATTGATATATTTTTCTCTATAGCTACTTATGGTACCCGATTTGGTTGAACCTATGGCATCAAAGTTTAACGTTGGAGTAGAAGTAGTAAGATAATACTTCCATTCTACTAAGTATGCACTTTGAGTTACCGTAACTTCTTTATAGACAGTGTCCATAGTTGCCCTTACTACTACACTCCTTTGATTTGCAGTTGTGTTTTCTGCAACAGTCAAAGTAGTACCAGATAAACTGAATCCGGTTACTACAGTAGGTATACTAAGAGTAGGAGTACCTGTAGCATCAGATGCTGCACTAGTTGCACCTGAAGACCAATGATTAGTTCTTGGTGCCCTTGCACTTGCAGAGATTCGTGATGTACCACCTTGGTTAGTAAATGTACTTGGGTTTGCCGAAATAGAAACTACCCATGTACCCTGAGTTACGTTAGTTATTTTATTCTCTGCTTGGTATATATCAATTGAAGCATTGCCAGATTTACCATTAAGAGTAACGGTTAATGTACGGCTCCCTAATTTAGTTCTAGCCTTTGCAGTTGTGCCAAGATTAGAACCAGAGATATTTTCAGACCATACTACTGAAGCTCCAGAACTTATAGTACTACCATCATTGGTTTTACCATTCCATCCCCAAAGTTGAGAATAAGTATAAGTAGGTGTAGCTGCAGTTCCTCCCGATGCAGGGATATCTGCAATGCTCCCCAAGTATACAGTAGGTGTACCATAGGTTTTTACACCTGCTGCTTGGGTAAACGTTACTGTTACCTTTTTTCCTGATTCATTCTGAGTACTGGTAAATACTTGAGAACGAGAGTTTTCTGATTTATTCTCTAAAGCAGTATAGTGATTCTCAGCATTCATGAATATCCATGATGGCAAAGTAGGAGATGAAAAACCTACATATACGGGAGTACCCACAGGTTTACCATTTATATACCCTTGCTTAGATGAATTATACCCTGCTATTGCAGGAGTTGCAGAACCTCCTAAAGCCGAATAATTTAAATTAGGATTCTGAACTGAAAAGGTATATTCCCAAGTTTCAACTCCAGCAGCCTGAAATAAACTTACTGATATCTGTTTACCAGACTCAGATTGGGTATATACTACGGTAGCACTACGAGATTCGGTTGTGGTATTTTCAGAGGCTACTAGTGGGTCTTGACCAATAATCCAAGAGGGCCAATTAGGTTCAGGGTAATTTACATTTTGAACTTCAGAAGTTGCAGAACCATCTAAATACTTAGTTTTTGTAGAAGTTACATAAATACCTACTTGAGTAGATGTACCTCCTTCTTTTGGAAAACTAAGAGTTGTATTCTGAGCTGTAAAAGAATACTTATAAGTTACCTTATGAATATCGCTTAGTTGTACTGTTTCATTGTTTCCATAGGAACTGGCATTGGTTAATTCCAAGCCAACGTAATTTTCTCCCGTTCCTGTAGGAGAGAGTGCCAACAATTCAGCCTTGGTAGGGCATTCATTTGAATCCTTACCAAGGCCTACTTTAGTTTTGACAGCACTCCAAGTTGCTATCTCACCCATATTAATCTAAGTTTGTGAACAAAAGTTTTTCTCTTAACTCATCAATCTCAGCTTTCAGAAGTTTGATACCTTCGATTGCCAATACTGACATCTTAGAATAATCTACCTCTTTAACCAGGATATAGGTTTCTCCATCTTTTTCTACCTTTTCAAAGGCTTCAGGATTAGGAACTGTTTCAGGTTTAACCGTATTCTCAGAAACTAATTCTGGGAAATGTTTTTCGATTGTCTGAGCAATTGTACCTATATCATGATTACCTCGAATCATAAATGAATCCGTAGGTATAGAGCAGATTTCATCAAGAGTATGTTCTAAGGGTTTAATGAAAGTCTTAAGTCTTTCGTCAGATTCTTTCCATAAACCAGAAGGAGCAGATACCTTCTTAAAGATAATCTCAGCAGTAGTACCCAATCCCAATTGGTCTCTTGTTACTCCATGAGGGTTACTCTTATTTTTCATGTGAGTAGTAAGATTGGTTTGAGCAAGAGTACCTGCAGCCTTAGCTTCTGCAATGGCAGTTGCCTGAGCAGTAGATACGGGTTTATCTGCATCTGATGTATTGTTAACATTACCCAATCCCACTTGAGCTTTAGTTACTCCATGAGGATTAGATTTATTACCAATATGGGAGTCTACTTTAGCATTTACGTTGGTATCTGCTTGAGCTCTGGTTGCAGCCTCATCGGAGATTAACTTCTCTACTCTGGTAATCTCACCTTTTCTATCCTGGACTTCTTTAGCCAAGTTATTATCAGTAGCCTGGATTCTTCCTTCTAGACTATCTGAAATAAAAGTCATTGCGTCTTCTAGCTCTTTGAAATTAGCTGTATCGGCTGCCTTTCTATCAGATATCTCTTTATTGATAGCCGTAGTTAATTCAGCTTTAGCCGTTGCAATAGCCTCATTTCTATCTACTACTTCCTGAGCTATATCATTGGCAATCTCTCCTTGAACAGCCTTGATGGCAGCTTCCCTTGCAGCAGTTTCTGCGGCAATTTGATTAGGTAAAGTAGTGTCAAGTTTAACCTTATCTGCAGCAGTCATCATACCGGCTTTGGTAGAATTAGCAGCAGGGATATCTAATCCTTGAATACCTGTACCATCGGACTTTTCATAATTGATTGTAGCTTTAGAAGTATCCGTAACAATATTGGTTAATCGTATAGGATTAAAAGCTTTAAGAGCATTAAGATTATCCGTAGTGGTTTTACCTTTTGCTCCATCATAAGCAGTACCAGTAATCTCTCCAATTACTACTCCACCAGAAACAATCAGAGACCAAGTAGTACCAGTCCATCTGAATTGATAACCGGGTTCTCCAGTAGTTACATTCTGATAAATCTTTCCTGCCTCTCCAGTTATTGGTGTATTATGGTCAGCATCTGCAAAGAGAGCGATATTAGAAAAATCTCCAGTAGGAGACTTATCATATGTTGCATATACATCGATTACATCATCTACGTATGAAGGTAATTGTTCAGAGGGTACTTTACCATTTTCATCCAGAGAAGCTAATCCACTAGCTTGTGCCTTAGTTGCAATGAAGGCGTCTAAAGTATCCTGAACTCCCTGTATATTTTTAGTTAATTCGGTTTTCAGGGTAGCATCTGCATTAGTTCTTGCCGTTACCTCCTGGTCAATACGAGTACCGAGAGCAGTATCGGCTGCCTTTCTATCAGTTACCTCTTTATTGATAGACGTGGTTAACTTGGTATCTAAAGCAGTATCAGCAGCTTTACGATTTTGTACTTCAGTTGCAATAGTACCTTCTAAGGTAGTCTTAGTAGTATTAATCAGTTCTTTCAGTTCTGTTTCCAGTCCTGAAGTATCAGTTCCAAAACCATCAATCAAAGCCTTCAAAGCTTTACCTTGTTCTGCACTTAATGGTACCTTAGTTCCACCTGCAGTTAAGTTATTTACTACATCCCCTTCGATAAGAATTTTACCAGCTCTTACTGTAGAAATAGACCAAGCACCTTGAGCAGTTCTCTTGAACTCTCTGTAAAACTCCATACCTGCCAATTCATACATGAATCTCAAAGTAATGGCACCAGTAGTAGGACCACTAAGTTGTAAACTTAATCTAAATTGTTGATAGAAATTGTTGCCGGTATCTACCAATATATAAGGACGGTGTGTAGTATTATTTGCAATCTCGTTAAGCAATTCATCAGTAAATACTGCTGCAATATCTTCTGAGGTTGCCGAATCAGATATATTGAATGCTGCTGCCGGGACAATAATTGGTTCTAATTGAGCATCAAGTTTTTTCAAAGAATCAACTACATCTACTGAACCGCCCATATAATTCGTATCAGTAAGAGCCGGCATTCCCAAATCATTGGTAAGACCTACTGCAGCTCTTACCTTATTGAATTTAGAATCGGCATCTGCCTTATCTACTTCGATACGTTTTTGTACTTTACCAAAGGCAACCGAAGTAGTATCTGTTGCTTTTACGTCCAAATCTGCAGGAGTAGTACCGGTTGCCTTTACATAGCCATCGAGTTTGATATCAGTACCATTAAGTATAGGGTTAGAATCCAAACGATGAGTATTGATAGTATGAGCATTAGTAGCATCTATGTTATCCTGCAAAGTCCCATCGGCTGCCTTTCTTTCGGTTTTCTCAGTATCTATATTTTCCTGAAGAGTAGTATCTGCAGCTTCCCTTGCATCCTCTTCATTATCAATACGAGTACCAAGTGACGTATCTGCTGTAGTACGGTCTGATATCTCCTTGTCTAATTTAGTTTGGAGAGCAGTATCAGCATTGGTTCTATCCTGGATTTCCTTGTTAATCTTATTATCAAGGTTAGTATCAGCAGCTTTTCTTTCTGCAATCTCGGTATTAATACGAACTCCCAGGGCAGTATCAGCAGCAGTTCTTGCAGCTTCTTCTGCATCCAAAGCCTCTTGAAGAGCCTTATCAGCAGCTTTTCTTTCTTCCCTTTCTGTTCCCAAGTCTGCAGTATTCTGGTCAATTTTACCTTCCAACCGAATATCTTCTGCCTTACGAGCAGCAATCTCGGTTTCAAGTAAAGTCTTAACTTCCAAGTAAGAACCAGAAGTATTATTCTGAATGCCTTGAATCAATTCTAGGTTTCTCTGGATATTGGCAGCATTCTGAGTAATAAGAGCATCTTGGTTATTTGCTCTTGCCAACAGTTCAGTACGAGTTTCAGTAACATAAGTTCTTAAATCCTCTACTGTCTTAGTTAAAGTAGTACTCAAAGTAGTAAGCTTGGCATCTAAAGCAGCATCACCTTCAACTCGTTTTTCAGTTTCTGTCTCAATCTTCGTAGTTAACTCATTTAACTTCTGAGTCATAGTTGTTGCGAAGTTGGGGTCATCACCAAGAGCCTTGGCAATTTCCTCAAGTGTATCCAATACACCCGGAGCAGAACCAATGATTTTCTGGATTGCAGCTTCTACTTCAGCTTCGGTTTGGAATCCTGAATCATTCAGAAGTTCAGAAACTTTAGTTATATAATTAGCATGTTCTTCAATACCGTTAAGTTTATTCAGAAGAATATCGGTAAAGTCGTTTGAAGAAAGTACTTTGCCATCTACTTTATCTACCTTCTTAGATTCAAGACCTTGGATAGCAGTTGTACGATTAGATACTTCTTGGGCAATTTTATTATCTAATAAGGTATCTGCATTGGTACGGTCTGTAACTTCTTTATCGATATTTACCTGAAGAGCAGTATCACCTGCTAAACGAACATTAGCTTCATCCGAGATATCCTTAGATAAACCATTTACTTCGTCTTTATGATTTGCTATTGCAGTATCCAAATTGGCCTGTATAGCATTCTCTCTAGCGGTTGCTCGGTCTTTCTCGGTATTAATAGCTACCGTATTAGCTTCTACCTTTGTTTTAAGTTCATCTACCTTTTCATTTGAACCGGTTTCCAATGAATTAATACGGTCGCTCAAAGTTTTATTTGCAGCTTCCCGGTCTTTAATTTCTTGGGTTACTTTTCCTTCTACTCTAGTAATTTCACCAGAGATAGTTTGGTTAAGCCCCGATATCTGACCCTCTATTTTGGTTTCCAATGCAGCATCTGCCGATTTACGGTCTCCAACTTCTTTATCAAGATTTACTTGAAGGATTTGGTCTGCTGCTTTTCTTTCGGCCTGTTCTGTTCCCAGGGCAATGTTGGTAGTATCAATACGAGAACTGAGGTTACTGTCACCGTTAGTACGGTCTACAATTTCCTCATTAATCATATCTTTAACCTCTTTGTAGTTATCACCTACAGTTTTAGTTACAGCCGTGATTGCTTCTGAGTTCTTTGTGATATTTGCTTGGTTAGTAGCAATAGCCGTGGTATTAGCATTTACCTGAGCAGTCAATTCGTTCTTAACTGTATTGATAGCATCCTGCATTGATAAAGCCAAATCCGAAACTCTCTGAGTAAGAGCAGCAATGTTATCGGTATGGGTTTTATCTGCTTCCTTTCTATCAACAGTTTCTTTGTCGATATTTGCCTGCAAGATAGCATCAGCATCTTTACGGTCTTGGATTTCTTTTGCCAGGTTATCTTTAACTACTTGAAGAGCAGTATCTCCAGTAGCAGCCGAGTTATCTACATACTCTTTAAGTTCTTCCTTAAGAGCAGCATCTGCTTCAATTCTTGCGGTTTCTTCATCAGTTATATTTGCCTGGAGGGCTACATCAGCAGCTTCCCGGTCTTCAATCTCTTGGTTTACCTTTTCTGTAATTGCTGCCAACTTCTTGGTGATAGTTGAAGCAAAATTAGGGTCATCACCTAATGCCTTAGCAATCTCTTCCAGAGTATCAAGTACTTCTGGTGCAGAACCAATAATCTTTTCAATTGCTGCCTCTACTTCTGCTTCAGTTTGATAACCGGCATCATTTGCCAATTGTGATACCAAGGTAATGTAATTAGCATGTTCCTCGATTCCATTCAGTTTGGCAAGCAAGAGATCTGTAAAGTCATTCTTAGTTAAAGAATAACCTTCTCTTTTATCTACCTTCTTGGAATTAAGGTCAGCATCTGCAGCAATACGAGCTTCCTTCTCTGCTTCAATTGCAGCAAGTACATCGGACTTATCACCATCGGTCTTTTCACTTAGGGCAGTTATCTTCTGGTCAAGGATTTGGTCCTGAGCAGTACGAGTTGCAGCTTCAGAATTAATATTAGTCTGAAGAGCCTGGTCTGCAGATTCCCGAGCTTGAGCCTCTTTATCAATGTTTACCTGGAGGGTATTATCTGCATTGGTACGGTCAGCTACCTCTTTGGTAATTGAATTCTGAAGAGTTTCATCGGCAGCTTTACGATTTACTACCTCATCAGAAAGTTTACTTTCTAAGGCAGCATCACCAGTTTGACGATTAGTGATTTCTTCAGTGAGTTTCAACTGAATGTTTGCATCTGCATTTGCTCTCAATTGGGCTTCTGCAGCAATGTCTTGTTTGAGCTCTGCCTTATCATTGATATGCAATGTATTCAGTTGGTGAATACTTTCTGATAAAGCATCGTCAGCCGTTTTACGAAGCTCAGCTTCTTTATCTACCAAGTCTTTAGCATAAGCCTTAGCATCTGCCAATGAACCAGTAGTTTCATTTCTGAGGTCTGCAATGTCAGCAGTATTCTTATCGACTTTTGCTTCTATCTTATCTATCTTATTGATAAGGTTAGTAACTGCAGTGTCGATTTTATCATTAAGTAAATCCACTGCCTTAATGAAATTAGAGTTAACCTCACTAATTTGGGTACTCAGTTTCCCTTCCTCCTCCTTAGCTCGGTTAACTTCATCTGTCAGTGCATTACGTAAATCCGTTAGTTTGTTGGTAATTGTAGTAGCAAAGTTAGGGTCATTTCCCAATGCTTCTGCCAATTCCTTTAATGTATCAAGTGCATCATCGGCACCATCAATCAAATCACTGATAGCTTGTCTTACCTGTTCTTCAGTTTGGAACTTAGTATCATTCTCCAACTGAGAAAGCTTAGTGATGTAGTTTGCTCTTTCTTCAATGCCTTCCAGTTTCTCTTTGAGTTTATCCGTGAAGTCATTTTTAGATAAGTCGTATCCTTCTCTCTTATCTACCTTATTGGCAATAGAAAGAACGAATGCCCAGAACTCATTAATAGTTCCAGCAAACCCAGCCTTTACGAAGTCATCAAAATAACCTTGTAAAAGTCTTTGGTCAATTTCTTCATTTGTGTAATACTTACTTACGTACATATTGTTATTATTTTAAGGATTGATTACTTGCTTACCACAGAAGAAGTCAGAATTCTTATCTCTGAATGGTTCTCCTTCTTTTCCACAGAAGGCATTCATTGGAATATCTGGATGTTCTGGGTCTGGGTCTCCCCCGTCTTCAATATCACCTCTGATTATTGCATAATCTGGGAGTTGATTGATACGGAATTTTATCACCTGGCCAATACCCGGATGAGGTATTATCTTATCCCAAACTTCTCCAAAGTAATCTTGAAAGCAAGTAACAAACTTACCTCCAGTCATAGACTGGAATGTGGTAACGTCTAAATTACTTTTCTTACTTTCAATATGTACTCCAGATGTACCGTTCAAGACAATCAGGTTACTATCAAACCAAATACCGTTTCTGGTATTAATTGGTTTCCATCGTAACATTAACATCTTTGCCATATACTTTTCAATTTTATTCTACGAATTGTATTTTGGTATCTCGGTCCCTTTTTAGGATAACCATGAAGACTAATGCCTCATCTTTGGCTTGAGCAACCTGTGTATCTCCCGAAGGCTTATAAGTTATACCATTGATTACAAATCTATCTTCTGACCAGTTAAAATCCCAATAGCCTTCTGGAGTTAAATGTCCCAGTTGTTCTATATATGATTTAGTAACCAGTATTGATAAATTCTCATCATCGAGTTCTCCAGTTACTGTTGCCTTATTAATAGGCCAGTTTCTGAAGGCATTGTAATAACATAATGCCTCGATTGGTATATTATAATATTTAGGGATTTCATCTTCTCCATGACTTAGGAGTTGATTTACATTCTTTGCCCAAGTTATAGTTTGCCTACCAGCATCTATATCCAAGAAATCATTTATAATCTTCTTGTATCTATCCCAAGACCGGTTCTTAACCAATCTATGAGGAGTCTTGGTCATCGTTTTCTAATTAAGGTTCTACCATTACGTTTTACTGGAGAGCTGGGGTTTGGCCCATCTATTAATCCAGGTCTTCTTCTGTCTACTACTCTTGGAACTACTACATGACTTGCTTGGTCACAGAATGGTAAGTAGATTTCCAATCGTCCAGCTAACATACAAAGGTTTTTTCTTAACTCGTCTATGATACCACCAGGTTGCATTGCTTGAGAAAATGTTTTCCATAGGGAAGATGTTGCATCGGCAAGTGTATCATAGTACTGTACTTCAGTAGGCCCAGTTGTGATTTGTTTGATTCTATCACCTCGAGCTTGTTCCGGTTTAGAAGAACCATCACCAACTTGTTCTTTGGTTGAAGTAAGTTGACTTAGGTATTCTCCTGTACTTGTTAATAAATTAAGGAGCTTAACATTGAGATAATCCCATGCTGCCAATTCCATAATTAATTGGTTTTCTAGAGCTTCATACATTAACTCATCATTATATTTATCCAGTGGGATAATATGATTTACTAGCGGTTGGATATATAACTGCCATTTAGTTATGTACATTGCTTTCTCTTCTGATGACATACCATCTGAGATTTCTGAAGGAATGTAATAATTGATTAGGTTATATATACTATCGGTTAATGTAGTTTTAGACTCGGTATTTACAATTACGGTTTTAGTTGCATTTAAGTTAAGTCCTTCGGAGTTCGTTATGTTCAACGCTACTGTATAGAATCCGGACTTTTCATAAGTATAAGTAGGTTGTTTAACATCATAAACGGACCCCTTATCATCACCAAAGTCCCAGTCAAAAATGGCCTTGGCTGGGACTTTGGTTAATACTCTAAATGAAACTTCCAGACCATTCGCAATAGCTACAAAGTCTAGATTGTCCATGGTATCTTATTTTTTAGATTCTTCGAACTCTTCCAACAGAACCTGAATCAGAGTTTCAACTGTATCACCTTTGTCGGCAACAATTTCGTGACGAGCAGCGATAAGGGTTGCTTCTTCGAGGGTATAGGCTTTGGCAATCTTTTTGATTTCCATACCTTTTTCGAACTGAGCATTCAGTTTCTTTTCCAACTTATCGATGTCATCATTGGAGTATTTGTCGACAGCTTTCTTATCAAGAACCAAACGCAGGTGACCTGAATTCAAAGCCGTCTGAATCTTTTTAGTTCTGTACTGTCGAGCACTCAATTCTTTTTCTTCTCCTCTACAAATTGTAATACCTGTAGATTGGTCATGGAAGCTGTAAGCTTTAGCACCTACAGTTACTTTATATTTATCCATAATTTTACTAAGTTTTTAGATGTTTAAAATTAGGGGTAGGTCCTCGCAAAACCTACCCCATCAAGAAAGGGAATTATTTGCAAAATAAACCAGGTGTATTATTACTCAAGGTTAACCAAGAGATACGGGTCAATGTTCATAAATTCGGGGAATCCAAATTCTGAGAACTTCTTCTCTGCAGACAGAATCAATGCAGCATCCTGATACATCTTAGAGAAGCCCGTAGTCAGAGTAGCATAGATTGCCTGAGTCTGATTTGATACGATTCTTTCTGATTCAAGCATCAACTGTTTTGCAGTCAGTTTAATCAAAGCAGCAGTTGTATCAATCAACAGCAAACCTTGGTCAGGTGTTCCCGGGTGAATATAGAAGTTAGCATTCTTAGGTACCGGAGACTTCACGTTCAGTGTAGCTTCAGTTGTACCAGAATGACGTTCTTTGAATTCCGGCAAGTTCAGCATTTCAATTGCTTGGTCTTCACCACCAATCATAGTAGTAAAGTTACGTCCCATACGAGCAGCTCTTACCCAGATATGCAGCAAATCTTTGTAAGTGATACCATTCGTAGTTTCGTATACACCGATAACCGGAGCAGATTCTGAACCATCGGGTTTGTTACCGTTGATAACAACATCCATTGCCAGAGTATCCATTGCATAACCAAGCTGAACACCGAAGTCACGAAGGTAGATTGCCAATACATCCAGAGATACGTAGTTACGAACTTCATCAGTAAGTTTGAATCCCTTACCAATTTTGAAGAGACTTACTGATTTCTGTCCAAAGCTTACATCTCCCAATGGGATAGTTTCTGCTTCGTTAACCTTTGCAGGTGCAGCATCGGACATATTAATCATCGGCATGATTGCGCTAAGACCACTGATTGACTGGTCAGAAGCAATAATCTCCGGATAGAACGGAGCTTGACGCATACCAAGAGTGATGGCAGAACGAATGATTTCCGGAACAATCCAACGAACATCTTGCTGAGGCATTGTGAAGATGTTTTCCATTGTGTCGATTTTTGGATTGATATCCAACTTCTCGAACAATTCATCTTGGGTAATACCCCATTTACCAGTGGTAAGTTCACCTAATGTGATGTCCACAGGTTTCTTGCTCTGTGAACCTTGACGGTAAGCATCCAACTGCTGTACCATTTGAGGAAGTTCTTTTACGAAGTCTTCTCTCTTCAATTTTGAAATATCAACTTTTTCCATGTTTCTTCTTCTCTTACTTAATAAGTACTTGAATTACCTCGTTTGCCTCATCTGCAGGTGTGATGGCAATGAAAGGTGTAGCCTCTGTTGACTGGTTTGCTTTTACAAATCGGCCGTTCAGTAAGTCACCAGAGGGAACTACATATCCTGCTTTTAAGTCAGCAGCATTAGATACCCAGTTACAAATCATGTAACCTTCTACAGCAACAGTTACCTCTACTGGGAATTTGTTCTGTGCTTGGTAAGCAGGATTTACATTGTCGGTTACTGCCACTCCGATATATACCCGAGTAGGTTCAGTGTAAGGCTCAATTAAACCATCTTCTCTAAGAGCTACCGGCATACCTTGCAAAATTGTTTCACCCTTTTTTACACAGAAAGCTTGGTGCAATTTGTGTGATTCACTTTTGTAAATCACCGCTCTTGGGGTCTTTTCCCCAAACAGCGTCATTGGCTGGTCTTTGTTTACGATTTTAGTCATAACAGTGATATTTATCGATTATTACTTGAATTTCTTCTTATACAAGTCTTCGAGGGTTTCCGAAGTAGACTTGGCTTCTGCATTCGAAGTAGTTGCAGGTTTCTGAGTTCCAGTCTTTTCATCATTCTCTGCAACAGAAGAAGCACGGCTTACATCATGAGAACCACAGCTTGCACATACCATTGGGAATTTTTCTTCCAGACGACTCTGATAATCCTTAGTTAAGGAGGTGAGAGTAACGATGCCAGTAGTTTCGGCATTCAACATTGTAACAATAGTTTCATCGGCTTTGTCACCCATCAACTTCTTGTAAGTAGTAACAGCATTTTCACGGAGAGAAGCAATGTGATTCTTTCCTACAGTTGCCATTTCCTTCAAGTTTGCAACTTCTGCATTCAGATTGGTAATCTGTTCTGTAAGAGAAGATTTCTCTGTAGTAAGATTATCTACCGTTGTCTGAAGACTGTTTTTGGATGATACCAAGCTTTGAATACAAGAAATAACTTCTTCCTGAGTCATTTCTTTGCCCTCTGCCAGAGATAACATGTTATCTCCGAAAAGCTTTTCTAAAAATTCTTGCAATTCTTTGTTCATATTTTCTTTATTAGGATTATGATTTTCTTGGGTACCATTATCATTAAAATAATCTGGAGTATTGTCCTTTTCTTGGAATGAGTTGAAATCCGTTTTGTAGTCAGTAAAGAAGTACTGTTTGGACTTGTCATCCCGATATTCCTCATAAGAAGACCAGGTTCTTTTTGCAAAGGTTGGATTAATGATTTTACCATCTTCACCAACCTTTTGAGCAAATAAATCAGCTCCATGAGATACCAGGGATGTTTCCGTATATCGAACTACCTCAGTAACTATTCTACGAACTATTTCACCTTTAGAGTCATAAGTACCAAGTTTTTGATAGAATTCCCTATCTTCCATTCCTGGGTGTGATTTATCCCACTTAAACTGTACTGTTACCGAGTTACTATGAATTGAAGGAGGTTCCATGAGAATACCTCTAGCAATTCTTGGGTTAGCTTTACCATCAATCTTCAAAATACCGTTGATACCTGCAGGTATAGTAAAGCTTCCATCCTTATAAGACTCCTGCCACATTACTTGAGATACAGCTCCAATTGCATTACCAATATTTGTTTCATGGTCGCAATTTACTGTTTGCCCGAGTAACAGTTTCATGGAAGCCTTAAGTACTCCATTCTGACCAAAGTCAGTAGGATTCCAGTTCTTGGATACAATCGTTTCAGAAAGTAACCTAAACATTGGTTCTATGAACTCTTCGTCCTTCGGAGTAAGTTCCGATTTATCAAGGTTTGGATAATAGGTATTATAATCTATATCCCCTCCCCAAAATCCAAATTGAGCAATGGTATCCGGTGTCGGAGTCTTCCATTTGTAATAATTCTCTGAGAAAGCCTGGGCTCCAACTGCTTCTGGGATATACCCAGCCATAATGGTATGACCCTGGCCAATCACCATTGAATCAAGATGCTCTTTGTTTCTTTTAGTAAATTTACTCATCTTGCTTTTGTATTTTGGTCTCCACGAGATGGAGCCGGATTAGTTTTATCTCTTGACCTACGAGCAGATTGATTTTTATCATCTTGCCTTTGCTTCTTCTTAGTTCCTTCTTGAGGGTCTAAGTTACCGCCTTTAGCAAATTGGTCCTCAAGTGAAACTCTTGGTTCATTCTCATCAGGAGAATCATAACCCATTGCCCAAGCATATTGGTCTTGGCTAATGATACCAGCCTTATATAATAAATCCAGGTTTTGGATTTTATACTGAAGACCTTGTTGAACCTTAACTTCATCAGAGATAGTTGAAGTTCCCCATGATATCTTTATTCCCTTATTATCAAAGCCTGCCAGACGCAGTTCTAGAGAATAAAGAAAATCCAATACATAAGTTACAAGCATTTGGATATTTTTTAACTGGCTGATTAATTTAGACAGCATTATACCCGTTGCTCCCTCTCCCCTTGTTGAACTAACTCCAATAAGGTTTCCATTAACTCCCAAACCATTTGCAACTGATTGCTGATTCATGTTCCAGGGTTTCTCAATATTACCAAGCTCCTTGGTAGTTGAATTGAGTTTAAACTCATGGTCATCAATATAACCAGTTACTATTCCGTCCTTCATGCCATTACGAAGATTTCTTTTCAAATCCTTTAGTGTACGTTCAAGACGATTCTGGTAAGCTTGTAAGCTTTCATTAGGATTCTGGTCTGGTTTAGTCATCTTAGCTTCCAAGAATCCTACCATACCAACCATCTCCATTATGTGTTTGAAGTTAACCTTCATATCATGTTGACCTTTTAATGAATCCAATGCTGCCATAAAAGGAGGAATCCCATAAGGTTCATCGGTATCATTAAACATACCAGCATACACATAAGTTTCTGGGTTTAGTTTGATATAATCTTGGTGCTTAACAAAGTAATTCTTATTCCTCTGGTAAGGAGAATATACTCCATTGTTCTCCCTTTTGAAAACAATGTTCTCTGGTCTAAGGAATAAGACTGTATCTAAACCTTCTAGCCTATCATTGGGAACTCCTTCAACAGATATAGCTCCACTAACAAGGCATTGTACAATCATCTTATTAACTAGACCGTCTATACCAGCAGTATACCTGGACCATTTCTTTGTAGCTTCGGTAAGATGTTTTCTCATCTTATCTGCTTCGGCATCTGAATTATTTGGGAATGTTACCGTATGACCTGTGTTTGCCAACTTAAACATATCCTGCAAAGCAATGCCCATATCCGGATTTACCTTATATAAATCACGAATCAAAGGGATTACTTCAACACGAAAAGAAGGATCTACCATTACGGTCATCCCTTTCAGAGTACTGAGTAAAGAGTTATCTTCATCTACTGATACTCTACCAGGAGATATAGCAGCAGCTTTTGGCTTGCTTGGCTCCTTGTTTGATTCAGGAGGTGGGTCTTTCTTTCTACCCCAACTCCAATTAAAATTGAGCTTTTTCATTTCGGTTGTACTATTACGTTAGTTTTTCCTTTTCTTATGTGATTACAGATTGCTTTACCGAATATAGAGTCATCTGCATATACATCCCCCTCTAGGTCTACATCTACTGTAGAATTATTAGCTCTATGCTTACCCATTGCAACTGGCCTACCTAAACCATCATATATGAAGGTATATGCTTCTTGAACAAAGAAAGGGTCTTTAACAGTAATATTATCTTCTCGAATATCCTGTTCAAGTCCCTCTACAATAACAGAACGGTTCTTTTGTGTAGTTAACCATCCTGGAGATTTATCTACCTCAGGTCTAGATTTACCTTTCTTCTTAAGCATTTTCTGATAATAATACAGTTTGGGATAGCCTTCAGTTTGAAGAGCAGAAGTTACTGCTAATCCAACATCATTGGATTCTGGAGCAATGGTAGCAAAGTTAAACAAATGCCCTGTATCTCCAAGTAACCTTGCATACTTATCTACTGAAAGTCTACCTTTGAATACTGCTTGTTCTTCTCCTTGTTTATCCATGCAAGTAAATGCAGAGTAGTCAGAAGACCTACCAGTTGAAACGTCAGCACCAATGAAATATTCCTTATCTGGTGCTGGTTCTAAGAATTGCCGATATTGACCATTGAATCTTTTCTTAATAACCGGATAATCACTAAGACAGTCTTCGATAGCTTTGATATCAGCTAAGTCGAAGACCGTATTTCCAGATGATAAGAAGTCACCATCGATTTCTTGTGCAGTTCTTTTTGTTCCAAGAGCAGAAGACATTTCATTGTACCAATTAATATCTCGTTCTGGGTGCATTTGCCAATACAATCGTAGTGGGTTAAATGGGTTTCCACCTGCAATAGCATCAACCCAAGTTGAGTGGTAGAAGTTACCAACTCCATAAGGAGTGGAATTGATGATAGCAGCTCCACCAGTGGAAAGAGTAGGAAAAGCGGCTGCCCAAATCTGGGCTGCCCATCTAACTACTGCTGCTTCATCAATTACCAGTAAGGATAGAGATTCTGAACGACCGGCTTCTGAAGACGTTGGGATAGATTCTATGAATGAGCCATTATCGAACTCTATCATTGATGCAGAACCATATTCTCCCGAACGACCATTTATAATCGGTGTCTGTAAATACCATGGCAGGTTTTTGTACATGAACTTAATCTTCTTAAGTACCTTCTTTGCTGTTGTGTCCTTGATTGAGATAATGTTAATCTTCTTGTTAGGATGATACATTGCCAACCATAGGCAGTACATAGATATAAGCTCCGTAATACCTGCCTGCCTGAACTTAAGCAGAATATTGAAACGTTCTTTTACGAAGTTATACAGAACCGATTTTTGATACGGGTAAAGTTCAAATCTTACCTTTCCCCTCATAGGGTGTATCACATAAGTGAAAAGGCTAAAGTAAAAAACATCATTACTAACTTTAGCAAGTGTTGCTAGTTCTTCCCTTGTAAGAGCAGATGTGTTAGTTTCTATGTTAATCTTCTTTGCCATAATCAAAAGTTATATGTTACTGAAAACTCTAAGTCAGCTTTTATTCCCGAAAAGAACTTCGGATAATGAAAAGCATTAACTCCGAGTTTGTAATTAAAATTCGTAGTCTTGATTGTAAGGCCAGTTCCAATATCGAACAATTGATTAAAGGGTCTGTACTTACCGTAGACATAAGGACTAAGTCTTAGTCTCCGAATTTTCTTTTGAGTTAATTGTCCCTCATACCAGTTATATTTGTAATTCCCTAAGTCTAGATTGAACATTCTAGTTGAATAAGAATCTGTCTCCTTATTGAACAGACTGATATTTAACTTGTTGTTGTCTAGAGTAAACTGAACCAGAGAATCCTTCTTACTGACTTTTACCGAATTGTCAGAATCAACCGCCGTTGAATCGGAACTTTGAGATTTAGTCATTCTATTGCTGTTTCTATAAAAGTCGTAGAGAAGGATTCTACTTGGTTCAATTAACTGGGAAAAAGGTTTTTGGGGCTTAAACTCTTCTTTCAGTTTGATTGTATCAGGAATGCCAATGACCGATGAATCAGGAAGTTGACTGATATATGAATTCAATTTGTAATTCCTGAAGCAAAGGTAAATAGTAAATCCTAGTAACAAAAGGAACACTACGTCTTTAAGTGTCTTCTTCATCTCGTAACTTCAGATAACTATCTTTGGCGATGAACTTATCAATGCAAAGATGGGTTAATACTTTCATACTCGAACTCAAATCAAGAGTCGGTATTCTTAACTTAATCTCCAAACCCTTAGAATCTTCGGTAATGGAAACTTTAATTCTTCCTCGATGATTCTTAACGAGTCGATTATATAAGGCAGCAACCATGTTAAAGATTGCTTTCAGATTCTTCGGTGTAATTTCTGAACGATGTAAAATTTTCTTGGTCATATCACTGTAATTTTTAGGTTCATACGAATATAGTCAACTAGCTCTAAATCAGGTACTTGGCATCAATTTGCCAAGTCTTGGTACTACCTAATTCATTCAAAATCAATCAGTTAGGTTTGTGGCTTGTTTCCCTTTCCCTTAACAATCCCTATCCTTTCAGATTGTATTTTGGAATTATTCCTTTCCTTCCTTCTTACCTTCTTACCTGGCTAATAGCCATTATATATATAGGGGGAGGTCACTGAAATTATGGTACCTTTTTAAGGCATCTCTTGAACCATACAGAAATTTCATAAACCGGCCCTTTAGCTATGGTATACCTTGCCTTGTTAAGCCAGTAAAGGTAATTGCCTTCATCCATGAAAATCTTGTAGGCTTTAGGAAATCCCATAATTGCCTTGAAATCCAAAATCCCAAGAGGGTAACCATCGGGTCGGAATTGTCTATCAGCAGGTCTTAAAGTTAGAGGAGCTTTATCTAACTCTAATCGATACACTCCTGGGAGAGTACTCATCTTAGCAGTCTTTATGGGCCATTTCTTTTCATTCTTAAAGTCACTATTCCACAATAGCTGAATCTTTTTAACGGTTAGATTCTTCTTTTTAGGAAGCTTCCGATAATCATACATTGCCAGGGTTTTATCCAAAGGAATGTTATAATTCAATGGATTCTGGTAATCGTTAAGTAGATTTCTAGTAATTGTTGGAGTTTTTACTTGGAATACTTCATTAAAAGCATTCAAGTATTTCTTACCGGTTTTCTTATGCACTCCAATGATAACTAAACGTTTCCTTGATACTTGGGAGTTCCCATAGTCGGAAACGCTTCTTTCGTGAAAAATAAGTTTATAGTCTTTAAGGGCTTCCTGAAGGTATTCATTGGGTAGAAGAGATAGCAAACGAGGCAGGTTTTCTATAAGAAAAATCTTAGGCTTGTAATAATTGATTCCTTCCATTACTAGACTTAAACTTCGGTTATCCTTGGGTTTGCCCAATTCTTTAACCTTTGAAAGCCTCATAATTGATGATGCTCCACAGTCTGGAGAAGAGATTATGATATCTACTTTCTCATCAAACTCTTGTAAACAGTATCCTTTGTAGAATGGTACATCCTTAAAATTAGCTTTCCACTGACTTTCGCAATTTGTATGAAAAACTCCTCTTGGTTCAATATTACCCAGGAGCTTGTACTTTTTAGATTTTATAAAAGGGAATAATAAAGCACCTTGACCTGCGCTTACTCCCAATAAATTAAACTTTTCCATTGTGACTATATGAGTATGAAATTTAAAAACCCGTTAAAATGAAAGAAAATATTCCTGGTTTACCTTGTTATTTTGTAAGTAAACAAGGTCAAGTATTCAGAAAAGATGAATACATAGATGGGCGTAGTGGTAAGGTATTCCAAAAACGAAAGGGAGCTTGGAAAGAATTAAAAATATCAATACACACTAATCGTAAAGGTAAATACCCTTGCCCAAAAGTTCATGTATGTGTTAAAGATATAAATCGTTCTCTAAAAGTATCAAGGTTGATAGCTTTAGCTTATATACCTAATCCAGATAATAAACCCTGTGTATGTCATAAGGATAATAACCCATTGAATAATCATTATAAAAATCTATACTGGGGTACACAAGCTGAGAATATGCAACAATGTATTAGAGATGGCAGATACTCATATAACAGAACTTTTGGTAAAATAGGTCAAAATTCTCCTACTTCTAAATACTCTAATAGATTAAAATTAAGAGTTTTCAGATATAAACGGAGGCATCCCAAAGTATTACTAAAAGAACTTAGTAATAAATTCAAGATGCCTATATCTGTAATATCTAAAATAGTTAAGGGTATAGACCCTATAACTAAACCTTATTTGTAGCTTCTCAATTTAATGTACTTAACCCAGGAATAATGTTTACGAGTTCGGATATATTCCAAGTCGTGGTCATTGTTATGGGCTTCTTCCTCGAAGCTTACATCATGGTATCTTTCGCTTTGTTTGTTCCACTTAGCAAAGAACATGATGATTAAGTACTCGATTGCATACCATAAGTAGTAGAATATCCACAACATCTCTTGCATTTGTTTGAGATGAATATGCTCATGATTGTAATCATAGGTGTCAAACTTAGCACCTTTTCTCACAAAGACAATTCCGAATAAGTTCATTGCCTTGTATCCCTTAAATGGGATGAATTTGTTGTAAATTACCTTCATTATATCTTGTTTTTAAAGTTTTCGTAAGCGTTTTTTAACTTCTGGTCATAGGCATTTTCAGCATAACCAGGACCATTATACTTCCGAGCAAAGCCTGCCCAGTCATGTTCTTTCAGATTTTTCAAGCAACTGGTATTATTCATGTAGTAATACATGAGTTTTAACTGACTTTCATGAGATTCCTGCATCTTTTTCACGAATTCGAAGACGTCTTTACAGCCACAGTAGAGGTGATTGAAGCCCATAATCTGAAACATTCCCCAAGAAGCTGACTTCAAAGCACATTCTTCGTCGATTTTCTTGGCAATTTCGAGTCTTTTGTACTCACCTGCTCCTCCTAAGTACTTCGATTTATCCCATTTTGGGAAACAAATCGTAGGGTAACTCTTTTGAGCAGCAACTGCCTTGTCTAAACCGAACTTATTTTTGATTTCTTTGTACATAATGTGACCTTCAAACAGAATTTGAGGTCTACCATCTACTAGAAATCCCTCTCTACCTGCTCCTTCAACCAGTTGTACTGCCTTTAAAAGAGCTGGCTCTAATCCCAAATCATTGGCCAGAGCCACAATCATTTCATTAGTTAACTTATCCATAACGTTATATTTTAAAGTTCATTAAAGAAAAGAAAGTATTGCGTATACCTTCTCTGGGTGATAGTTAGGAGTTCTATTATCTTATATAAAAATTTATAATAATATGGAAGAGAAACTCACATGTCACCTATGTAATTCACCATTAGATTTAGATGATTACGATTTAGCCAAAACAGTACCTCAATTAATGAGGGAAAAACAACTTTGTTTTCGATGTGCTTTTTGGCATAAAATCCTTGAATCAGATAAAACTTTGATAGAGGATTCTAATTATGAAATGATTCCCTTAGTTACACCCTATTTTCAGCATTATTCTATTCACTTAAATAAGATTTGGTTAGAAGTCGCTACCTTTAGAAGAGAGTCATTGGGTTCAACCAAGAAATATATTGCTGCAATGGTAAATAATAAATTGTATATAGGTTCATATAATAATTGGGGATTCCAGGGAATAATTCCGGCACACTTAAGAGAACTTTTTACTCCAAATGGTATAATCCTAACTCCAGAACAACTAGATGACTTACTTAATCGGAAATCCTTTACCGCAGCAGATTTAAAAATTCTTATTGATAATTGCAATAAATCAGAATAATTTTGTATATTTGCATAAACAATTTTAATAATAAAGATATGAAAAAGAACAAAGAAACCAAAAAGCTAAAGGAGGGTGAAGAAGTCATTTTCTCTGATGGCAAAACCTTAATGGAGAAAGTAATCGTAGAATCTATCGATAAGAAAGGTGGGTTTGCAATCCTGAGTAACAAAGTAAAAGTATCAAGAACTATTGGACCAGATGGGTTCTATACAAGGTTAGATGGTAAATCATCTATGGTATTACCTTTAACGGATAAATCCGAATTGGATTACCAAGCCTTCAAATCCTACTTCTCTATTAAGAGAAACTTGGAATTTATAGAAGCCAAGATTAAGGATATGAAGGACAAAGAGTTCAGTGAACTAATCGTAGAGTTAGATAAGAAGATATCCAAAATCGTAAATAAATACTTCGAACAATGATGTGGATTATCCTGGGTATAATATATGCTATCTGTATTATACCTGCCTGGTTTATGACCAAGGTAATATGCTCAATTCACCGATTAACTAGACCGGGATTCCTATTCCTAACTATCTGGTTAATCATGCCTTTATTTCCGATATACTTTATAATAACTTATATAGAAAAGAAACATGAACAGAGAGATTAAGACTAAGAAGGTTGGTAGGCAAAAGAAGCTTACCAATCCTTGCCCAGTAATCAAGGGAGAGACAGAAGTAATGGTGGGAAGTCCAAGATGTATTACCTGCCAATGGTTTGAAAGAAAATTAGAGAAGAATGGAAGAGCCTACGTTCACTGCAATCGATTATAATTCCAAAGAGAATAGGGTAATCGAAGAAAGGATAAGAAATTATTACTTACCAGTAAAGAATGTCCTTGAGACAGTTCGGGATAGAAGGATTAATATACCAAATTCTCCAAGAGGATTATGTGTTGACTTGATAGAGGTGAGTAGAACCATTAATATAGAGTTCAATCTTTCTAATGATGGCACATACTTATGGCAAGAAGTAATTAAACCCTGGTTTACTCCACAAAGGTTTAACCTTACCCATGTATACTTGGGTTATTCCCATCACATAATCGAAAGTATTAAGGATGATACTCTTGATGTAAATGGCAGAATATATTTTAGGGTACCTATAAAAAGGTTAAAGGGATACCAATACTTGTTCTATACAGCATTTTGGTTTCCAGTATCTAAAGATTATAATGCTGAACGTATTAAAATACTAGAGTGTGCCCTGGAAGATTTAGAGAGAATTAAAAGAGAGGGAGTTAATCTCCCTCCCATTACAGAAGATGAACCTATAATTTATTAGAGTATGGAAGATATAGATTTAGCAAAGCTTACCCAAGAGGAAGAGGCAATCCTTAGACTTACTGAGGAAATTTGGAATAGATTTTTAGAATTACCTATCAACTATCCGATGGAAATGGATGAGATGGCAATTAAGATACATGATATCCAGAGGATGATTATATCTAGGCCTGGATTTAGGTTGAATCAAGAAATGTTTAATCAGTATGGTAAAGGTAACAGCGATAAGGGATGATGACCATAAGAGAATCCTAAGATGTTCTAATAGGGTTTGGTATCGGTTATGGATTAATCCTGAGGATATGATGAGAATAGAACCATTATTGGAGGGAGGGGATAGAATTTACTTGAGATGTATTATACTTTCTTCTATGAGATAAGGAATGGTAGGAGGGTCTTAGGGAAGGATAGGGTTAAGAAGATATTGGATACCATTTTATAGGGATTGAGATGCCAGGGATGTTAGGTCTCTGGCTTCTTTGTGTGTTGTGGTGTCTTGGTATGCCTTTATCACGAAAGCCTAAAATTTCCTGGTACTAAAAGGGGCTAACGGTTACGTTAAAATTAACATTCAAAAATAAAAAGTAAGGGACAAACATTTTTATTTGCTTTCCCTTACTTTTTATTTAGTTTATAAGTTCTTTAAAAAATCTTTTGTATCTTTGATAATCTGAATTAATACCCAAATTACACCAACAAATAAAAATACATTTAATAGCATATCATTTAATTACTTGAAATTTTTAACTATTTGTAAACCTTTTGTTAGAACTTCTTTTTTTGTGTCCTTTGTATTTTCGCTTGCAATAGAAGCAAAAGAAAAATCATTCACTTTGTAGACTTGCTTATAAAATTCTGTAAACGCAGAAACAAGTGTTTTTAGTTCATTTTGTTTCTTTTCTTCTTTTGCTTTGCAAATCGAATCAAGCAAAGAAAAAGTTGTATTTCTTAATTTCTTTCGATACGCTTTCTTTTGCTTTTCGTTCAACTCTGCAAAAAGACTTTCAATATAAATTTCGGTCTTTTTCCCTAAAGAAGTTTTTAAAAGTCCGTTAGTTTTTTCATTTAGACTTTTAAAAATACTATCAACTGATAATTTAATAGTGCTATTTGCTTTTGCTTGTGCTTTTGCTTTATTTGCACTAACTTTGTTTACTTTGTTGTTAGCAACTTCTTTTTCTACTACTACATTTTTTAATTCTTCCATAATAAAATACATTTAGTTTTTAAGTTTATTTTATTATATCCTTTTCTCTATAAAACTAAATGATTTATAAGAAAAAGAGAAAAGGAATAAATTAATTTTATATTGTTTCAATATGTCAAATATTGCTTTTTGATTACATTACAAAGATACAATTTATATTTTAATTAGCAAAATTTTTAGAGAATTTTTTCTTTAAAAATTGTTAATCAAAATTTTAAATATCTCTTTGCTTTTTCAACAATACAAAGATAAGAAATATATTTGAATCTACAAAACATTTTCAGAAAAATTTTCGAGAAATTTTTAAAGAATTATTTTTAATAATTTTGCATGAAAAATTTGCAAGTAGGTTTTAGGGGTTTGAAAGGTGGGAATGGTTGTGGGTAGGTAATAGAGGTATATTGATGGATATAGGGAATGGGTTGGTATAGGTACCACTTTAGAAAATTGGAGGCCCCATACAGTCCGGTAGTTATTATCTGTATATTATCATACATAAAGGCCATTAGGTGACTAGCAGGTAATCCTATAATGCCATAGGCCATTCATGGAGTCTATAAAGAACTATGGCCTATAGGTCTGTAGTTAAGCCTATGGTAAGCCTTAGCAAGTCCCATGATGGCCTACATAGAAAGGTTTAAGAAAAAGCCCAGTACCTTAGATAGGCATGGGCTTAAGTGTAACATAGTTAGCGAGATTTGAATATAGCTATCAAGGCAACTATAGCAGGAGATAGCATAAAGAGTAAGGCAAGTATCATTGTAATATTGCCTTGTAAGGCCTGAGATAAAATGTATAGAGCTCCCATAATGATTAGCATGAATAGATGTCGGTAATGATAAATGTATTGTTAACGTAGTTTACGATTGGTTCGCATTGGTCATTGTTCTCTGAGAAGACATTGTATAAGGCAGCCTGGATATATTCGATATCGGCATCGGAATAGGTAGTGCCTGTAGTGAAGACCCAGGTATGAGTACCTTTATAATCGGTAACCGTAGAAGTAATCGAAGCAAGATATAACCGGTATACCTTAATAGAAGTCTTTTGAATGGCTTCTAGGATAGGAATGATATATTCTGAGTAACCAATAGAGTCATCGATAATAGAATCGTCATGGCCAGTAGAAATGATTACCAGGTCCTTGGCCATAGGATAATAATAGGCAATAGGGTAATTGTTACCGCAAAGGATATTGTTTGCATTAAATTGTACTGTTTTCATATCTTTATATTTTTAATTGTTTATAGTGCAAATATAATGCTTTTTATTTATTTATGCAAATCCTACTGAGGCCCCTAATGGATAATGTCTTAAGGCTACTTAACTTATTAGTAATCAAACAGTTACATAATCCATATCTCTTCTAGCCATTATTAGTTTCTTTCTAACTAAATATAAGGGCTATTAATAACATACTTACTAGTTTTAGGTACCCCTAACAGCCTCAAAATTTAATATAATCCCAATAAATTTGATGGCCATGAATGGTATATTTTAATGCCTAATCCCCAAATCCGATTGCCTAATCCTAACCAATTTCTATATATATATAACTAATATAAAGGGCCATTAGGGGTCTAGGATTAAGGGGATTTAGGTACCCAAATGGGCCCTAGTTGTGGGCCTTTTAGGCAATTGGTTATAATGACCAAAGGCTGTGAGACATATGTGTTAGATAGCTCTGGGGTATGGTGGTTGTATAGTAGTAGGGGGGCTGGGCCTAGAAGTTTGCCTTAATCCCAATACCCCCGGAAGGCCTTCAAATTAGTTATATGTATATTGATTAGTATTATATGATTGGGGTATTTGTATCTTAGTTATGTAACATAGTTAGGCCCAGTATGATTTTGTTTATACTGGGCTTTCTTTATATTGGTTATTTGTTTTGTTTGGGGGTGGGGTGGGTTAGTGGGTTGGTATCTTTAGGATTAAGGTCTCTAATAGGATTAGTAGGATTATCTGTAGGCTCTGTAAGGTAATGTATATGTATTTTTGTTTGTTGGTGGGGCTTGGTATTTGGTTATACCTCTTGCTCCTATGTATTAGGCTTAGTGAGGTATATATTATTAGGGCTATTAAGAGTAAGGCTTTCATTTCTGTTTGGATTTTAATTTGTTTGGGGTACGTAGGTGCTTGTTGAAGGTTGCACCTGAGTCTGTGTAGTAATTGGGATTTGGTTTACCTGGAGTAGGAAAGTATTCATTCCATTTATCCTGGTGGGGTATGTATACTTGGTTCTTGGGTTTCATTTTCCGTAATGTTTTAGTTGGTGATTATATTCTGGGTATTTGTTCTCGTAGTAGTCATAGAGATAAGTATATTCGTCATCTCCTGACCAGCAATCAAGGAAGTAATCATATTGGTCCTCGGTTGCCTGGGATGGGTGTATTCCCAATGTATACTTGCAGTAGTGTTCCCATACTGTTTTAGGTTGAAATTTATTAGTAGGGAAAGCCATGACTACTAGAGCCATGGCAATTGATGTTAGGATTATAAGTTTGGTTCTCATTTGATAAAGGATTTGAAAAGACTGATAATATTTTCGGTGAAAGTGTAAAGAGTTTCTGGTTCTTCGAGGAAGTTAAGGTAATAGTCGATTTCCTCGGCATGTTCTTCCTCATCGAAGTTATCTTTGTAATGTTGGAATTTTTGCATGATAAGAGGTTTGTATTTTTCCTGTTCCTGGATAATGGTTGCACCGTAGAGTACCATGTCTACTTCGTCTACGTTATAATCAAAGTATTGGTCATCGCAGCCTCTAAGTAAGTCCATTTGATTGAGGATACCCATTAGGTCGAGTTCTAAGGATTCCTTATCGGCATAAGTATATATCCAAAGCATACCGCCAGAGTAATTTACCATATCATCGTAATGTGGGTCATCCTCGGCAATTTCGAAGTCATATGTATTTTGGGCATGTGACATAGGAAATTGGCCTTGGGTAGAGATAATGTGATAAGGGTTTTGTGCAAGGATTGATGCAAGGATTGAGGTAGATTTTAATGTGTCCATAATTTTAAAATTTTATTGATTAGTACTATTTTTAATATTATGTACAAATATACGAATTTATTTTTAATTATTACTATAAAATAATAAATAGAGAGGTTCTGGGAGGTGTTTTGGGTGCCTACCAGAGGGTTTTGTTAATATTGCCCTGTCATAGTAATGATAATGAAAAGAGATTCATCATTGAAATGTACCTGGATAGTATCTCCGTATGAGTTTGACATGTAATGAGAATTAGGGTTAAGTTCTTTTAATGGGTGGTGTTCATCCCAATGAGAATTAATGAATTCTATCACGTATTGTTTAAAAGCATCGGATTCTCTGCAGTAGGTTTCTACCTTTTCGTCATCGTCCATGGGATAATCCCGGAATTGGAGATTAAGAGTTCCCATGTATGATTCATCCGGATTTGATACTTCGTTAACTGATTGAGCAATGTAACCAAAAGCATCAAGAGTTCCATCAAAGTAACTCATAATGTGATTTGAGATTTCGTTAATAGTTGTCATAAGAAATAAGTTTTATGACCCCGTTCGAGGTCGGTTAATAATTATATTTATTTTTCACATTGCAAATATAAGAATAATAAATAATATTTGCAATAACCTCGATTACCTACTGAAGTCTTATAAGGTCAACTATCTCGATTGAAGAGTATGGCATACCTATAAGTTCTGAAAGTATCCTTTTGGTATGATATACATGAAGATGGTTGGGATTTAGTTTTACCCTTGGGAATATTAGATATGGCCTTAGTTCCTCAGTTCTATAGGTTATGATTAATTCTTCGCAGAACTTTTCGTTTTGGCAGTCAAAGGATACTAAAAATTTGGACTGTTCTAGCATATTATTAATATTAAGCAATGAGTATTCTCATAAGTTAAAGGTTCTTCGCTAGTAGAATGGGAGAATGCACCCATAATTAATATGTTTCCTCCCATGATTAGTATAAGAATTATGTTAGGCTTCATTGGTTAATGTTTACCTAAGTCCTCAAGGGTTTCCTGATGGGTGCATAAGTCCTCGATTAGGTCTTCAACTGTATCCTCCCAGGAATCGTATTCATCTAGGCCGTATTCGCTGATGAAGATAAAGAATGTATCCCCAAATAGTAGCCGTAAGACTTTGTCTGTTAGGTCTTCATCCTCATCGTATAGTTTATTCTCTTCTTTGTCAGAGAGTTCGAGGGCATCGTTATTTAGTTTACTGGATATCTCGCTCAAACGTTTAAGATATTTATTGAGAGTATTAAGGTCTTCCTGTGAACGAGTCTCTTTGAATTTAAGATAAGTTTTTGATGGTACCATAGTTAGTCCTCCTCTGATTTTAAGGGTTCGGCAATTACTGAAATGAATCCTGCAGGATATAATGTATATAGGATACGGTATCCGGGTTCATAGGGTGGTAAGAATACGTTAAGTATATTTCTGAGTAATGGATAGAGTTTCCATTGGTTATCTTCTAGGAATTGTTTCCATTCGTCCATCTCATTGGCATCATAATTAGCAGATAATTGAATGTGATACCGTTCGTTTTCCATATTGATAGGTACGAATAGGTTAGTGACTACCTCAATTTCGTTAGAAGGTTTTTTATATTGGGTAATTGGATACCAAATACCTTCGTTTTTCCATTGATTAAGCTGGAATATTGTCATCCCAGATTCAAGTAAGTTGGTGAGTTTGTAAAGATTAACCATGTTGTTGTCTATTTTAAAATGAATAAATATATTTTTATTTCTCATTACAAAGATAAGAATAATAAATAATATATGCAAATATAACTGAGGTAGAAGCAGGCTCTTAGTTAGGTTAGAGTCCTGCCTTTTGGATAGATATGAAAACAACTGGTTAATCGTCGTTAAGTGAACCCTCAATTAAGGTTTCATTAAGTACTTCATTAAGAAGTTCAGCACGTTGTTCTTGAGGTAGGCCATCCAGTGTTCCTTTGATTCTCTCCTTTAATGCCTTTTTAAGAGTATTTTGGTACTGATTGATAAAGGTAATTGAAGAGATTGGTACTGGTATAAGTATCCTCATTTGTGTAGTATTATTACATCTGTCAAGTAATTCCGATAACTCTTTGCGGTTTTCCAATGAATGTTGAATAACCATGGCGATTACATCTGGTTGTTGAACATCAGTACAACCTGAAGCATAGCGTACAATTCTATCAAAGGTTGATTCTGTAATGTCAAAGGACATACCATTTAAGAAGGGTTCCCTGAAGTCAGGGTCCATTGTTTCTGTTTCTAAAATAGCTCTGATTTTCATAATTCTACTTCTCCTATTCCGTTAGCAAGTAAATAATCGTAGTACAAATGTACGTTAGTATCTCCGTAAGTCCTAATATAGGATTCAGCATCCTCTGGGTCTGCTGAGACCCAGGGATATTCTTGTATCTGTGCCTTATGTAACTGTAAGGCCAGAGATTTTAATTCTTCTTCGTTCATGATATTCTGAAGTTAAGTTGGTAAACCCAATGATTTTTATCCAGCTTGGTGAATGAGATAAAGATACCGTCACCATCGGTAAAATTTTGCATAAATCGTATGCAGCCATCGGCAATGAGGTTTTCTCTTAGTCTGTCTACTGTTACCAAGCTTTCGAATGTGAAAGTATAATAGCAAGTTTCATATACCCAGATTTGATTGATATCGATGCAAGCCAGTTGGTAGTTATCATATACCTTACTGAGTAACTCAAATAGGTTGTCCTTTAGGTTTTCCTTTTCCTCATCTGTAAGAGAGAAAGTGTTTTTGTAAGCAATGAATCTTTTAAGTACCTCCTCCAGGTTCTGAATAGAGGGTTTAGATGTTGTTGTTTTCATATTTTTGTCTATTTTAAAATTGATGTACAAATATAATAATTTTATATTATACTACAAAATAATATTCTTTTATTTTTAAAACGGCTGAGGATAGGAGTACATTAATCTTTAAGTTTTGACCAGACTAAGTTAATAACTTTGGTAAGGAATTGGTCAACATATTTGGGTGGTATAGGCCCTTCTTTCTCTTCTATAGCCCAGCTTCCTTGTAAAGCTTCTACTAATTCCTGGGCAGCTTTCTCAGTGCCTTTTTTATCTTTAATGATATCTAATAGGTTTCTTACGCATTGGTCTGTATTTCCAAGAGGTATTTGTTTTCGAATTTCTTGTAAACCTCCATCGTAAGTTTCTACTGTCTCAATATAAAGGCAGTCAATTCTAAGGATTATTGTATCGATTAAGACCTCATAATCGATTGGGTCCTCAGGAGCAACTTCCTCTATGATTCTGTACATTTTAATGAGGGTATCAAGGATACCCTGCATATCTGGGTCTTCTTCTTTAATAGGAATACGATTGATGATTCCTCCTCTTTGTTCGATAAATAAGTAATACTTGGTTTGCATAGTTATAAAATTTTAATAGTTTATTAATTCAATACAAATATAAATATTATTCTTATATCTGCAAAAGAATTAATAAACTATCTTTAAATTACTGAGGCAGAGCCCGGAATCTGTTTAAGTCCCAGTCGTACTTTCTGTCACTCTTATTAGTAAATACCCAAAGGTAATGATCCTTGTATTCCTTTGCTATGGTATTATATTTAGAAGTCTGGATAATGATACGATTTGGTTCGTATTCAATCAATTCAGCATGTACTGTAGATACATGAGGGCTTTCAAGATTGAGTTTAGCCTTGAAGTCTTTAAGGAACTCATCCCGGTTTACACCATAGTTATCTCCAACGAATTTAATGTAATCGTCCTCTACCTGTTCTAACATGGTAGATACCTTGAATCTAAACTTGTTCATCTTTGTTATTTTTAATGGTTAGTAATTTCTCTTTTAGTTCTTCGGCACATCGTTCAATGATATTATTTACCACTACCAAGCAATCATAATCTGCAAATGACATAATGATACCCATACATTCATCAAAGTAGTTTCTAATTGATTGAGGGTTATTCCAGAGTACATCCCAGTTCTTGCAATAATTAAACCGAATAATATCTACGTATTCATTTACTGATACCTTACTATCTGGTAGATAAGGGTATACCTTTGAATACACCATTTTGAAATTATCCTCAATCCAATCCTTTAATCTAAACTCTTCTGGTAAAGCTTCATAATAAGAAGTATCTGGAATGTAGAATCTATAAGCAAACTCCCTATCTGTCTGTACTTCGATTCCCGAGTATGAGTTAGCAAATAATACCGGTATCTTGTAAAGTAATAAGTCTGGTACTCTATCGTATACTTTGTAATGATCTTGGTACTCTTTGTATGCCTCAACATAAACTCGGTCATCGTATATATGAAGTTCGTTGAGTATCGTTTGAACTCTTGAATGAAAATCCTCTAGCTCAAAGTGTATAGCTACGTTAAAGGTATTTTCCATACCCTCTAACTTTTGTAGAGTAATAAGTTTGCGGCTTTTGATTACTCTGATTTTCTTTTTCTTCCTGAATAGTTTGAACATGTTGTTAAAATGTAAAGTTAATATATACGTCCTGGGAGCCTTTCATGAATTTTTCATGGTTGGTGTCATCATATTTAAAGCAAGAATATTTGCCTACTGAGCGTTCATATTCTCCTCTTACCCATACCGGTGCAGTAGTAGTTGGTTTGAGTTTAAAATAAGTACCTTGATTGATGTTCTTAATCTTGGTCTTTTTACATTCGGGGTCTAATGTTTCCATATATTTGTCTATTTTTAAATTGATATGCAAATATAATACTTTTAATTTTAATATGCAAATCCGTATATACACAACTGAGGCCACCATTAATAGGTAGCCTCTAGGTTATTTTCTTTTGTTTAAGAATGATGCAGCAAGGGATGTATCTTCCTCTGCCTCTAGTATTTCATCATCCTCTAAATACCTATCCATCTCTGGGTCATATGAATCAGTATCAATCCTCATTTCAATCTCCCTACGCAATTCATGGTGTTCTTTAGAGGATAATTCCATAGCAGCCTTATAGTTATCTGTAATTTGATTGAGTTCTTTCTTATTAAGATTAAGGCCCTCTTTAGACGTATCTACTCCCTCTTGCTTAGTTGCAACTACTTCAGGCAATGAATTGATATCGTATTTGTCCTCTAAGAGTTTTGCTTCTTCAGTTTTAGTAAGTACCTTTTGAGATTCTAATACAATAGTTCTTGCTTCCTCTATCGAGATAGTATTCTCAGTATTGAGGTTATTCTGTTGATTAAACTGATTGAAGATATTAGTTGTATTGCCTCCAGTAAGGTTACGAATAATTGATTGTAATGATGTAGAAGATTCCAACTTAAGCTTCAATGTCTTATTAACCTCGGACGAAATGAAAGGAGTATATTTACCTCCTTGGGAATCTCTTAAGATTTGCAACTGGTGAGATATCTCCATTCTATCCTCTAATGCCCATGCTAGTTGTTCTCCCAATAAAGCGTTAAGTAATTCTTCCTGTTTATCTTTATCCCATATTCTAGAAGACAATAATCTGTCTCTCATGAATACTCGTACATATTCTATATCAATCCCTAATTTATTAGAGAATGAATTGATATCATAGGTTATTCCACACAAAACACCATTACCCATTAACCACTGATTAATAAGGTAATTCTGTACCTTAATCAATGCTTCCTCTTCATGTGTCTTCTGGTATTCTAAAGCCATTGCAGTAGTACCCATAGGACGAGGGAATCTTGTTATCTTATCTTCTTTTGCCATATAAATAAGCCTTTCTTATATCTTTAGATTCATCATATCCTACTAGCTCTAACTTATAACATACATAGCAATTAATACTAAGGTTATAGAAATATGCCTTATAGGTTTTCTTTTTCACTGCCAAATTAAAAGAATCACCAGAGACATAATCCCTGGTGAAAATTAATTTATCACATTTGCCTATCGGAATACTAAGGCAAAGTTTCCAATCCTTGGCAATAAATTTATTGCCGTGAAGGTCTAGGATTTCCTTTGCCATGACTTCCCTTTTTATAGGTAGATTGTTTTTTGTCTTGTTCATTGAGGTATTCCTTCTTCCTTTTTTCAATGAACTGTTGGATATCTGGGAACATCTTTGCTCTTAAAGGTACTACCTGAGTAGCAAAGAAAGCATTCCATAGGTTCTGTGTAAATCCTTCACCTACCTTAAGCTTGGATATTGCCCAGAATTTACTTTCGAAATTCTTAATGATTTCCTTGAACCGATAATAATATAACTTATGAGTCTTAGGGTTAATGCCAATGGTAGTAGTTTGGCAATAATCTAGAAACTCTTTACCCAATTCGGAAATAAACTCTTCCCTTTTAAAATCGTAATTCTCTTGGTCGAGTTTAAATAACTTTACGTAATCTATTGCTTCCATATATTTACTCTTTAATTGTTTCTAAAGGATAAGCCTTTAGTGTTACTTTCTTGGTTGCATCCTGGACCTGGAATAAATATCCTCGATAATTATCCTCATAATAGGAGGACCAGATTGCTTCCTTTACCCTGTACCAATCTAAAGTCTTGGCACCTTTGGGGATTCCTGTGATTAATAACATATGAGGGTTTTCTCCCAGTTGAATGTTAAAAATATCCTTGCCATCAAAGTTACCTATTACTACATAGTCCGGAAAGGTAGGATATTCCTTTAATTTAGGATAAGGTACACCCAAACTATCTACTATGGTTTCAGGCTCTATGATTTGATTCTGAAATCGGATATTTAGTTTCGATTTACCTATGTATAGGTCTTTGACTATATTCGTGAACATATGTAGATTATTATATGGGTTATACCTTGGTCCTTGAAGTTATTTAGGTTAGTTGCCTTTTCCTCAAGTTTCCTTAGTGTCTTTCTAGAATCTGTACAGATTCTTCTGGTTGGATTTCTAACCAGCATCAGAATATTCTCTAGTGCAGGTTGCAAAGCATTAACTGGTCCTGCATAAAGTATCTCATGCTTCTTCCCACTAATTACATTATATTGGGTTTTATAGGCATACTTACCTTTGATATAAGTTACCTCAACCTTTTCTATTTCTTCTTTTCTTATGTTTCTTACCATAACCGTCTTTATTTACATAATCTGATATTTCTTCTAATTGTCCCAAGAGTAATGCCTGCACAAATATTGGTACAGGCCTGAAAAAGAAGTTTCTTATGTTACTGGTGTTAATATACCAGTCGTATACAATAAAGAACTTCTTAATCTTTCTATGTTTAAGTGAACGTTGAACTAAGTAGGTTTTAACGCATCTCTTATGCAACTCCACCAACTCCTTGTCTTGCTTTAGCATCTCCTTTGCGGAGAATATAGTGTAATCCATTTTTATACCTTTAGAAGGTTAATACAATGAGGAAGGTACTCTGATATTGGGTACCTTCCCTGAGAGGTAAAATCAAGCAACTTGTTCTGGCTTAAGGACTTTATTCCTGAAGTCCTCATAGGCCTTGGCAGCTTTCTTGTATTCTTTGGAGTTTTGGTCCTTGATACGGAACATTTCCCGTTCAAGTCTGTGAAGTTCATTGCGAGTTTGTTGTCTCCATTTCTTCCGGGCCAGTGTATCGATTACATCCTCTGGGTATACATATTTTACTTCCCGGTTGGAGATTACCTTTTCGATGATGGAGGGTTTCTGTTGTTTTTCAACATCTTTTACTACCTCTGCTTTTTTAGAGGTTTTCTTTGTTGGTTTGGGTTCTTCCGGAGTAACCTGAACCAATTTGGCACCTGCAAATTTCTTGGCAGCTTCCTGGGATTCTTCTACCAATTGAGCCTTAGTCTTTTTAGTTCCCTGGGCCTTAGTAGTTTTAGACTTGGATGTAGCATCCTTAATTCCTTCTAATTGTTGAGCAACTTTGTTACCGATAAGGTTAGCAACCTTGTTTTCATTCTTTTTCATAACGTCTATATTAAAAATGTTTATAAATGAATTAATTTCTTATCACATTGCAAATATAAGAATAATATTTTATATAGCAATAAAATAAAAAGAATATTTTTAAATAGCTGAGGTTAATCGGCTAAGAAGTCGAAGATCTCTGGAGCATAATCTATCTCGTTTTCTGGGTCTGATAAATATTCGTCCAGGTTTTCGTTATAATAATCGAGTTCCGATTTAGCCTTGGGAGCAGGTACAAAGGGTATACATTTTTCTGGATATTTCTCTGCAAACTTAATGGCATCTTGATAAGTTAACTTCTTATCAGTATAAAATTTAACCCATGTATGGGAGTATCCCACTCCTTTTCTAGTAACTTCGTATTGTTGATATCCAGAATTACTTATCTGGTAGATTTGATTCTCTGGAATGATTTCTATTTCTACCTGATATTCGTATATTCTTTTTCCGAGTTTGTTTGCCATTTCCTGAATTGAATCCCTTAATGACTTAGGCTTATCTGCAAATGAGAAACTGTATTTAGTTTCTGGTACATCGCTCTTTTTAAACGACGGAGCAGGATTTATCCTGCTTGCATCGGATGTAGGTTTTGAACCTATAGCCAATCCAATTAGTATAAATCCTGCTAACCCTATGATAGGTAGTTTCTTAAGACCTGAGTTCATAGCCTGTGGTTTTAAACTTGTTTCTGATATTGGAAGAAACGTATTTACCCTTGGACTCTGCTAGGTATAATTCATTGCAGATTTCTTTAGGTACACCATCATAACGGTAAACTTTGTTGCCTTTAAAAGCAATCCAAAGTCGTTTGTTTTTGGAGTCGTATCCGTAGCCTTCAACGTTTGAGGATTCGCAAGGAATCATTTCAACTCCAGTGTTCAATTCAACTAATTCTAAGTATTCGTTCTTGTCCATTTTAAATTAAATTATTAATGTGAGTTCAGGATGAAATTTATTGGTTTCTCTGTGTAATAGTTCCCATGCTCCGTAAACTCCTTGGGATAAATCATGTATCCATTCGTCTTCCATTTTGAATAGGATATGAGAACAGATGTATAATTGATATTCGTTCAGAGTCTTTATCAATTGAGGCATTTCGTATATCTCTTCGTAAATCTGAATATGATGATTGACTGAATCAAGCATCTCTTCATTGTTTATCTGTAACAACTTCCTGAGTAAATCGGGTTCTGTTGTAGTGATATTATTTTTGATATTAGTCAATGCCTCAATTTGAATCTGAGCAATGTTCTTTACTACCTCTTTGGTTTCTGCATCCATTTTTTAATATTTATTTTCGTTATACAAATATAAGAATTTTATTTTAATAAATAATACTCTTTTATTAAATACTGAGGTAGAGGTTGTCTATCTAGAGATAGCTTCTTCGATTTTCTGTTTGATTGAATCAGGGAATATTACATCCTTGTACCATCTCATGAAGAACTTAGAAGGCTTTTTCTCGGAGTTGAGAAGTAATTGTCGTTGTTCTGCAGAGAACTTTAATCGTTCTTCTTCGAGCATAAACTTAGGGAACTTTGTGAACTCTGCTTGAGAGAAGGATATGGTTTTCTTACCAACAGAGGCCCTTAACGGTTTCTTCCTTTCTTTATAAAGATACGGAACAATTTTCTTCGATGGTCCACCAAGGATACTAAAGCCGAAGATGACCATTGGGTCGAATTTATCTGCCTTGGGGTCTTTGGCTCGTTTGATACATCTTGCCATCCAGGAGTATGAGTTAGGATATTGCTTGTTGTCAGTGGCTTCTCCCACATCCTTACTGTTGAATTCGAATCCTGGGAAATGAAAAAGAAAGTCCTCTGTAAGAATAAAGACAAATCCCAATTCCCTTAAATACTTAATAATCTCTTGTTGGCTCTTACCTTCTTCAACCATTTTCTCTACATCTGCCAGAATATCTTCCCGAGGTGATTCAGTAAGTTGTTTACTACCAGTAGAAGGTCTTCCTCTTCCCACTGAAGGTTCTTTGATTGGTAAGTTACCTACGAGCTTATCTAAGTAATTCTTAAAATTCTCGACATCTTGTTTATTTGTAAGAGTTACCTCTATTCTTATTGGTCCCTTATGTTGTACTTTTGGCCCTGAATTCATTTCTGTATACGCATCTACCAATCTATCTTGAATATAGGAACCATTATCTTCAAGTGTAGTGATACGCAGTTTGGGTTTATATGTTTTTTCTTCCATAAAGTCTTAGTATTAAAAAGAAAGGCCTGAACAAAAGTGATTTGCCAGGCCTTTACATCATTAACGAATACTTAATAAGATATGAGATTAATCTTCTTCTTTTTTGGCCTTCTTTTTCTTTTTATCTTTGGCCTTTTTGTCCTTCTTTGCAGGAGCAGCCTTTTCGGTGGCTTCTGCCTTTTCTTTCTTTTCCTTCTTGGGTTTTTCTTCCTTCGGAGCTTTACCGGCAGCCAGTCTTCTCTGTTCCATACGATATTTTTTCTTTTCATCAGAAGTCATTTCCCGACCATCAATGAGAGGATAATCGTATTTGGTAACTCGGCCAGCAGATTCCTTCTTTTCTTTTTTCTCTTTTTTCTTTGAAGCCTTTTCATCTTCTTTGGCTTTTTTCATTTTTACCAATTTGGCTTCGTTCTTTAAATCCTTTTCAGGATACTGGGCAGCGACTTTGTCTCTTTCCTTGTTGAGCTTATTCAAGAGTTCAGTAACCTTTTTACCATGTTTCTTGTCTTTTGACCAATCCTTTTGAGGGTCCAAGTTGTTCTCTTTGAGATAAACATCCAATGCCTTTTTAGCCTTTGAAAGTTCCGGAGTCTTATTAGCCGGTTTGTCTTTCTTCTTGTCTTTCTTCATGTTTCTAAAATTTTTGAGTGGATTGAAATTTCCTTAGTAATTATCCATAGTTATAATATCCTAATCGAAGTAGGGATTTCCTTAATTTCTAGGATTTCTATACTTGCATTTTCAAGAATGGCTCCAAGTTCTAAGGCATCCTTTATCTCTTGCTCAGTAAGATTGACAAAAGTTTGTTCTGCAACCATTTCTCGTCCATCTGAATAATTAACATATTTAAACTTTACAGTACTGATAGTACCTTTTAGTTTTTTATCTAGCCTACCCTTAAAATCCTTAAGCCTACGTTTAAGATATTGAAGGTGAATAACATGGGTTTGATATTTACCTCTCTTATGAGGAGGAGTAACCTTAATCATATACCGAGTATATTCCATATCTTTTAATACGGCTTGAATACCCTGTATAATGGTTCTTAAATTCATTTCTTCCATGATGGTCTTGGTATTGATTTATTTTCGATTGCCATTTCGGTTAGCATTTCTTTGGCTTCTTTAATAATTAATTCAGAGAGTTCCCTTTCTTCATTCGATAAGGGAGGGTCCATATCTTTATCTTCTAGTGCATTAGTATAATTCTGAATAAGATTATCTAATGCAAGGATAGTTATATTCTTTCTGATTTCTCTTTTGTCTTCCATAACGTATAAAATAAATAAAGCCTACTACCTTCGCAGGCAATAGGCTTCCAATAATTCTTGAAATACTAATAAACTATGCAAACCATTGGCGATGTTCTCGCTATGATAGAAGTTTAATCTTCGTCTCCGGCTTCCTCTTCTTCGCCCTTAGCCTTTTTAGCTTTCGGGTTACAGATAATACCGTGTCCTTTTTTGGATTTTACGGTTAGATTGCCCGGAACGAATGTCACGGATGTAGAAGTTGGTTTACCGTCGATGACCAGAACTGATGTTACTACCACTCCCTGATAGCCTTCTTTGTTCTTTACTGCGTAACCGTAGTTCTGAACTTCGGATTTATCATTGATTTTGATAACATCAATCTGCTTGCTGTTTGGACGTTGCTCGGCAGGACGGTTTTTCAAAGCTTCCATACGGGCTTTACGTTTTGCTTCTTTTTCAGCATCTTTTTCTTTGCCACCTTTCTTCTTGGTGTCTTCTTTTTTCTTAGTTGCCATAATCTTTTAAGTTTTAGTTTTATTTAATAGAACAATGGTTATTTCTTATGATAAAGGTGGGCTATTGCTTTAGCCCAACCTTCATAGCCGGAAAATGAATTACTTCTTTCCTTTTTTGCCTTTACCTTTGGCTTCTTTCTTTGCCGGGAGTTTGAGACCCAATTCTTTGGCAATTGCTTTGCGAAGTTTTTCGATATCATCTTCTTCGTAATCGTCCGGGTCTGTTTCGAGGTCTTTGTCATCGCAAACATCTTCCAGTTCTTCGAAGTCCATTTCGGCAAGAGCTTCACCGGTTAATTCTTCTTCCTCATCTTCTTCTTCCTCTTCTTCCTCTTCTTCCTCTTCTTCTTCCTCATCTTCCTCATCTTCCTCATCTTCTTCATCTTCTTCATCAGAGTCCTCATCTTCTTCTTCCTCTTCTTCCTCTTCTTCTTCCTCGTCTTCGTCGTCATCATCTTCCTCTTCTGAAGCAAAGAATTCTTTTGCTTCTTCGGCAGACAACATGATAGGAGCCGGGATAATTTTTACTGAGCCATCTTCGTAAGTAATGATGATTGCACCATTAATCTCTTTGCGAGATACTTCCTTTAACTCTACCTTTTTGGTTTCTTTTTTCTTAGCCATTTTCGTAAATGTTTAAATGTTAATAATCAATAGTTATATCACTCTGTTATAAGTTTCTTGTATTTTCTTTCGCTTCCCGTAAGATAAGCAAATGCAATATTATATTGTTTTACCTCATCAATTACGGTCTTTAGTTCTTCTTGAGATTCTATCTTTACATCTTCTGTATCGATAACTTCATCTTGGTCATCATAGGTATTAACCTTAAAAGATTTACCCCTGAACGGATTTAATTGTTTATGTACCTTTACTTCCGGTACTGGGTTTTTAGTTTTCATTGCTGTATTTAATTTTAATTATTCCAGGAATACCAACCTTACCAAATACTTCGGTATAGAATTTGTATTTTGGATTTTGCATTGATTTATAGTTATCAGCTAATCTCATGGGAAATACCCAATATTCATTTTCTAGCATCCTGTTTGTCATAATGTAGGCATATTCACTTCTCATCCTATATTTGCTTACAGGAATGAATCCCTGAAATTTTAAAGCTTTTACTAAGAACCTTTCTTTTGGTTGCCATCCCAAATGATTTAAAGATTCATCATAAAAGATATCAAGCATATCCCTTTGTGCTTTGATAAATAGTACTTCCTGTATCGGGATATCTAATTTCTTTCTTAGGTACAAGGCCAATGAACCTACCAAAGGTGGATACTGTAAGGATAGAATATTATATTTATTCTTTTCCTCTTGACTTAGCCTGTTGTAAATCCTGTAAGATAGCAGAATGGATTTGTATTCTCTTCTTCCGGATATACTTGGAAGATATGCCTTCCCGTTGTCCATACAATTTTTGTGAGTACCTTTCATTGAATACCTTCTTTCCTTTTAATTTAAAGACCCGGTGCATTTGAACCATGAACCTTCGTCTTCTGTGTTTATCAATTTTATATTCATCCGGGATAATAAACTTCCTGGCTTTTACTAATCTCCCTTTATACCAGAATTTAGTAGAACCAGATTTATGTCTTAGACCATTCATATCTTGAAGTATTCTTATCCCTTGCCTAAGTAATTTCCTGCCTGATATGATATGAATATATTGAAGAACATCTACTCCGTACATATAAACCAAAGTCTTTTTTATTTGATACCTTGTGAAATAAGGTATACCGGTTAAGTGTTTCCGATATAAACTTTTTTCGGTAATACGTTTGTTGGTGGTATCTGGTCTCCATGTCCATATATAATATCTATCTTTTCGGATTGGATCCCTACTACTTTCCTTTAGCTTTACCATTACTCATAGTCCTCCTTGCAGTTCTAAACCAAAGTGTTATCGATTTATCATTTGCATCTGGGAACTTCTTTTTCATCCTTCTAGTTACTCTTTCTAAATCATAACCCTTTGCAACCAATGACCATACATAGGATTTCTTAGTTCCCTTGATGAGATTGAATTCATCCCTTTCTCTTGGTGGTTTCTTTTCCCTTGGCTTTTTTATTCCTGGAACCCTTTTGGATTTCCTTTGCCCATCTTCTCCTTCTTCTCCAAGAAACCCAAGCCTTAATTTTGAATTCCTTAGAGGGTCATCCTTTGAATAACCTATGTTCTCCAATTGTTTATCCATCCAATCATCATATTGGTCAATCAATGATTTGTCTGGTTTATTAGTTGACCTTTCGATATAACCAATTAAATCGAAAACTCCAGCAGCACAAGCATCAGGGAAAGGCATACCCAATACTATGGCTTTTCTTTTTAAATCCCTGTAAGTCATATTCCTCCCGGCTGAACCAAGGAAACTGGCTTTTTCTTTTGAGGGTGCTGATTTATTCTTTTTGTTCTTTCTCATATCTTTTATTTTAATTTGTTGCAAATATAATACTTTTTATTTATATAAAGAAATATTTCTACTTATTTTTATAAAAAGCTGAGGTATCTGATATGCGTTCAGCAGCCGTTGATTTAGGCTTTTTCTTCCTTTTCTTTTTAACCTTATCAGCATTGAAGGCCATATCAAGTTTCTTAATACTGAATTCTATATTATTCACTTGATTATAGTTTACTGCTTTTTCCACGCAGCATCTGTACTCAGGCCAGAAGCATTGTCCTAATTTTACATCAACTGTTTTAATCATAAACTTGGATACCATAAATCCAAATGTATCTGCATCATCTTTCTTTTCGAATACATACATATAAAATCTACTAAATTCACTAACTACCTCATCTAAAGGTCTTACTGGCATTAATAGATATCCATCTGTATATAATTCTTCTGATATTAAGCATACCCAGTATTTCTTCTTACCAGGCTTTACTTTATATCTAAACCTTTCTTTCAGTTTTGTGTGCATCCATTCTGGTACTCGTTTTAAAAGGTATTTGATATATATCTTATCCTTTTTATTTAACCGCCTTTTAAATGCAGAAGGCTGTTGTAGCATTCTTGGTAGAATCCTAAAGTTATTCCACCTATCGAACTCTAGAATTAACCTCATTGAATCTAAATCCCATGGGTCTTCTGATTCTTTGAGTCTTTTCATATTCCTTTCGATATTACTATTGCTTACCTTTGAGAGTAAGTTAGAAGAGTCTCCAGTATATAGACTTGCTTCTTTCCTTGTTAATCTCTTTTCAATACATCCTTCAATAAAATCACAAAAGCTTCGTTCGCAAGGGCAGTCAGGTCGAAAAATAGAAGTGTGTAACTCGAAGAAATCAGAGAATAATCTGAAGAACTTTTCTGACCTTTCTCTGATTTCTAAATACTTGTAATGTGACAACTTTAAAATTTCACCAGCTTCCCATGAAGATTTGCTTTCTGATAACTGAAGGAATAAGGACTGCCTCTCTATTTCGTTTAAGCAGTCCCAAGCTTTCTTCTGAGCATCATTCATAATTAATTCCTCCTAAAATCCATTATTCTATCTATTGATTCACTTGTTATCTCATTTGGGTCATAATCTTGGGAGTTAGCATATAACTTATCGAGGTCATAATTCTGGTACACGCTATAGATTACGTTATCAAATGGTAACCATATTTCCATTTTACCCATTTCAGGATATAAAAGAAGTTGTACCATTTTATTTATGTGGTCTATACCTAATACCGTAGCATCTATTCCTTCGTAAGGATAACCTTTGAGTACTAAGTAATCGCCTATCTTAACATTCATCAAATCGTCTACAGAATATTTCTTTCCTTCTTTTGCCATTCTCTTAAACCTTTTAACATCCTTTCTGGTGCATGTAGCTACCAATGAGAAATCATCAAAGTCTTCAGAGTTATCTATTCTAGCTTTCTTCTTTCTTTCATGAAGAGTCTCTGTAGACTTTAACCAAGTTCTTATACCCGATATACTTCTCTTCAGTTTGTTTAGAAAAGGTCTAGAGTACGCTAACTCTGTAGGCATCTTGATAAAACCGTAATTGAATAAGATTGGTACTTCTTCGAATATCATCTTACCCTTTGCGGTTTTCTTTAAAACGTTTATCGTAGGGATAATGGCACGTACTTTTTTATATCCCTTTTCTTTAAGTTCTTTATTAATGTTCTGATAATACTTTCGTTCTATGTAGAAAATACAATAAGAATAAGGGATACGTTTCATATTATTTCTTTTTAATGATTAACTTAGCTTGCTTATGTACTTGCTTATAATTAACATTCTCCAGAATATCACTTGCAAGAAATACATAAAGATTAACTGAAGTACTGATTGACATACTTGGTTTTTTAGATTGTACCCATATAAAATCTCCCAGAGTACCAGGTCCCCCTTCTACTACAAAGAAAAATTCATTTGCAGGCATAGAGTTATACCTCATACATAATATGGGGAGTTTATTTGCCCTTTTAGCATCCTTGCTTGCTTGTTCCCAAAATCTTAGGATATCACAAGTTTTATTACCAAGCAGTACATGTTCGAATTTGATATCTTTGTAGTTTTTACATTCGATGGATATCTTACATCGATGAGCATGTTTTTCATCAGTACAGGTTAAATCAGAAGTGGCATCCTTATTAGAATGCCAAGCTCCTGAACCTGCCCGATTCCTCTCAAATTTGAACCCAGTCCACTGAGTAAACCAGGCTCCTATTTTTCTTTCAAATCTGTTTCCTTTATTTTTTGAGTTCATAGGTTAATGTCTTGTAGTTATAACATTATAGTAAATTATAACTACTTAGGCCATTGACTTTTTCGACTTGCAGGATTTTAGTATTAGATAATGGAAGTGAATCTAAATGGGTAATTAGGAATAGGGTCTTATTTGCAAAAGTATGTCTGATTAAAGAGGTTACTACTTCTACATTATCAGAGCTTAATGATTCGAATACCTCATCCAAAAAGGCAAGGTTTATACCCTTAGACATTGTAAGAGATTCGTTCATTGCAAATGCCATTGCCACATTTACCAATTGTTTTTCTCCACCGCTAAGTTCATCATAATCAATAATTTGCCCATCTCTTTCAATTAGAGTAAAAAATTCTTTTCTAGCAGTACCCAGGTCTATGTTAAATTCAATCCTAAATCCCAATACTTGAGAGTATTTATCAAGGGTTCTATTTAACATATCCAGTGATGAATCGAATAAGTAAGCCTTTATTCCGTTGTTACCGAGAGGGTCATTGATTAACCAATTGTAGTTTTCTAACTCCAACTCTTTATTGTGGTAATCCTCATCTACCTTACGAAGAGTTTTTCTAATCTCTTTAAGTTTCTCTTTATATTTAGGAGACATAACCTTAAGTTTCTCTTGTTTGAGCTTTTCCAACTCCTCGTCAATATCAGCAATATCAGAAGCAATATCATCACAGTCTTTTTGAAGTCTCTTATACTTTTCATTTGTAGTCCTCAATTCATCTAACCTTTCTAGAGCATCCTCATACTCTTCTCGTAACTTATCAGAATTAATCAGGGCATTGTAAATAATATCTACGCTCGCCTTTGCACGTTTGTAGTGGCCTTTATCTAACTGTATCTTAAGTTTCTTTACAAAATCTGGTAAAGAAACCCCTTCTGCAACCATTCTATTATCCCTAAGTTTTGACTTAAGAGTATCTACATAGGTACTATGTTTTTTAATTTTAACCTGAAGACTTTTTTCTACTTCATCCTTAAGTGCCTTTTGTTTTTCAATCAGTAGCTTAGTTAGCTTTTCCCTGTCTTTCTTTAACTCTCTACGTTCCGATTTGATTCTCTCTTTAAAACCTTTCTCTCTGTCACGTAAATCAAAGTAAGCCTCTTTACTGGATTCTAATTCCCTTTTAAGTAACTCAGATTGATGTTCTACTTCATTAGCTTGAGCTAACAGGTTATTTTTATCCTGCATAGCTATACCCTTAGCTATATTCAAAAACTCAAGGTCGAATACTTCCTCAAATACCTTTTTCTTGTCGGCATTTGATTCTTGTATCAACCTCTTAATCCCTTGACCAAACATTATAGAGTTCATGAATAAAGTGTAAGATAATCCAAGTTCTGCATTAATGGTATCCTGGAGTTTATTTTTACCCTTTACATTCACTAACTCATTATCTTTCAGAAATATAAGTCTATCCTTACCTTTAGCTCCATCTTCAAGAACTATATTGCATTTCTGACATCGGATGATTTTATAAATGTGTTCTCCCTTTTGAAAGAATACCTCTACCATTACTCCTTGGTAATCTTTAGGTCTTACCTTTTCCCAAGTAGTTACTTCTGATACTCCTTTTAGGTTTTTACCATATATTGCCCATACCAATGCCGATAAGATAGTTGATTTACCTTTACCATTTGGTGCCTTGATAAGTATGGTACAACTTGGGTTTAAAGGTATATGTAGGTTTTCTATTGAACAGAATCCTACTACGTTCATTGTTGTAAATGTTAACATGATTCAGCTTTTTTAAGTATGTCAATCAGTAGTTCTTTCTTATCTTGCTCAGTTATACCTTTTTCCTTAAGATACTTCCTTGCTAGAGCTTTCTTAGAAAGTTGCTTAGTAATTTTATGGTTAGTATTTACTAAGTTACTAGTTTTCTTAGGTAAAACGGTATAATAATTGCCATCATCCTTAATATCCTCTTCGGATTCTACATCGATGAATTTTGGGAATTGCTTAAGGTGTACGAATTGCATTGATAAGTCTGAATATATTTTCCAGTATCCTAATTTACAACCTCTGTCTGTTCTTCTCTGATGATTGGGAGCACCTATCATATAAACCTTCTTTGAAAGCCTCTGTGGTTTATGTATATGACCACATAATACCAAATCAAACCTATTCAAGATATTTACATTTAGATTTTCTACAGAATCAACTTCTCTACCATCAGTATCCTTTGCTCCTGGATAATCCGTATGAAGAAGAAGTATGTTCTTTACATTCTTATCTAGTTTAAGTTTCTTAAGATATTCACTTAGACCCACATTATTATCAATATAGGGAACTCCATAAATGTGGTAATCTCCATAAGAACACCATTTAATTCTGGTTAGATTAACACAACTCATAAAATTCTTATGAAATACAAAAGGCCATCCCTTAGTTATCCTATCAATACGATTTACAGATTTCAAATCGTGATTCCCGTCTATATAAATCATTTTGAATTTTGGATAGTTACTTTCTAACCTATCGAATTGTTCAGCAACAAAGATTGCTAAGTCTTGGTCAATTGATTCTGGCTTATGAAATAAATCTCCGCAGAATAAAGCAGGACATTTGTACTTTTCACATTGACCTGCAATAACGTCAAGGACCTTGATTGAGTTCAAGGTCCTATTATTGTTTTCATTAAACTTTGCCCATAGATTTATGTGCAAGTCAGAGAATGCTATAAATACTACTTCTTTACTCATTGATAAAACTTTGAATAATTTCTTTTCGGATATCTATATTAGCCTCTCGTATCTGAATAACTTTTGTTTCTCCATAACAAGATTTGATAGTACCTTTAGTAGCACCATACTCAAGAGGTTGTCTTTTGAACCAACCTCTGTAAAGTACGTTAATTTCCTCTACCGGAATGAATCCCCAAATATTCAGCATATTATCCATGATTGAAGATATCAAGAATTGAAAGTAATTGTTCTCAATCCTTTTATTATTATCCTCTGTTACCCATTCTTTAATCATTGCAGTAGTGAAGTCTAAGATGATTAGATGAGTACATTGTTGATTGAGTAACATTTTGCACATCTCGAAGAAGTGTTCCATTTCACATTTTGGGATATTCTGGGATTGTTTGTAATAAAAGTAAGCTGCCGAATCAAGATAGCTTCTATCTGTTACAAAATCCTCTTCATCTTTGAATAACTTATTCCGAAGGTTTAGAATCTGATAATCTTCAAGAAGTAAATCCTTTGGATTCCTTTCCAACATCTCCTTATGGGTCATATCTTTGGTTTTAGGCATCAATTCGGATACACTACCAGAAATGAATCTCATAGGTTGAGCTTCACATACACCATAATGATACAACTTAGGAGTAAACTCTGCAAGTGTAGTCTTTCCAACTCCACTTGGACCTGCATACATTATCTTTACGTTCTTCATTCTTGTAACTTTTTAAAAGGTTTTATAAATTCATTTGTTAAAAAAGATGCTAATGAGTACTCGATACATAGTTCTTTGAATTTCTCATACTTGAATACCTTTTTCTTCTTGATTGGCAATGAATCCAAGGGTACATTATCTACAAACCAGAATAAGTCAATAAGTTTACGATTCCTTTCCCAAGCCTCTGAATATTCTTTGTTTGGTTTAGCTTCTAAGAACTTATAGATAGTACCATACTCATCTAGTATTTTCCTTGCTTTTACTGGACCTATACCATTAAACCCAGGTATATCATCGGAAGTATCACCTACCATTGCAAGGTACTGTACAGTTTCATGTGAATGATAACCGAATAATTCTTTGCAGTTATCTACTCTGATGGTCTCATCTTTCCGAGGATTCAGTATCCTAACGTTCTTGTTTAAGAGTTGATTAAAATCCTTATCTGATGATACCAATATTACCTTTTCTGCCCGATAAGTATTAATAACAAGGTATGCTAAGAAATCATCACCTTCATATTGGGTTTTATTCCTTTTATCGAATATATAAGAAATTCTTAGCATACCCAATATCTTCATGATAACTGCCTTTTGATTTTGCAATGATTCATAATCTACGGATATATTTTTTCTGTGTCCCTTATAATTGGGAAGTAATTTATCTCTTACCGGTGAATGACCATTGTCGAAAGTTATTACTACATCATCTGGTTCAAACCTTGTAAGATACATATGTAATGATTTGAAGAATCCGAATATTGCTCCACTTGGTTTACCATCTGTACTTTTAAGTTTCTCGAACTTGTGAAAACTAGCGTGTAGTAGATTTTCCCCATCAATCAATAATACTGTTTTCTTACTCATCGTCTTCCTCCTCGTCATCTGACTCGTTAAATGATTCATATTCTACTCCATCTACTGGATATAAATTAGTAGTCAAAGCTTCCATCCTCTTTCTAGTAGCACCAATAGTATTTATCTCAGCCTTCTTTAATAGTTTACGACGAAGTTCATCATCCTCTTCCAAAAGCTTTTGGAATTTCTCTTCACCTCTTGCAAGAGTTTTTCCTTTGAACTTATATACTCCACCTGAAGATTTTTCTATGATATCATTTTCTACCAATACATCCTCAAGAGCATAGCATCTATCAAAACCTACTTCATGGAACTTAGGATTGAAGTAAACCGGGCACTTACTGATTGTAGGTCTTGGAGGAGCAACTTTATTTTTAATAAGTCGGATTGTGACCAATTTACCAGCTTTCCGTTCTTTACCTTTCTGTTTAACAGTGATAGACTTGCCTGAGTAAAAGGCAGCTCTGATTGAAGCGTAGAACTTAAGTGCTGCACCTCCTGTAGTAGTTGTGTTATCTTTTCCAAATCCGACATTTAAAGCAGTTCTTAATTGGTTAATGTAAATCTGTGTAACTCCTAATCTATAGAATAATTCACTTCTGATACGGAAGTATTTGTAAAGAGCTTTTGCTCTACCTCCCATTTCAGCCTTACCCTCTACCATTTTAGAATCTATGTTATCTGCACAATCCATAGCAGCAATAGAATCTATCACTAAGAGAATCGGTTCATTATTAGTTAATTGAGAACGTAAGTAAATTGCTAAATCTGCTACTGCGTCAGAAATATACTCGATTCGAGTATCGGTTAATACCGTAACTTTTTCTGGGTCTACTCCATTAGCTTCTGCCCAAGAGTTCATCCAAGACTGTTCGGCATCTACCCATATAACATGCCCACCAAGTTGTTGACAAGTATATGCAAAGTTATATGCAATAAGGGATTTACCAGAGGATTCTTCTCCAGCTACTTCAAGTACTTTACCAAATGGTATACCACCACCAAATGTATAGTTGAGAGCAAAGAAAGTAGAGGGTAACCATAAGTTTGATTCTACTGTATCTGAAGCCAATCTCATGATACTACCATATTTCTTTAATATCTCATTTTTTGTTGGTACCTTTAAACCAACCTTAGTTTTCTTTGCCATATTAAATTCCTCTTGATTTTAAAATATTCATTGCCTGATTCAATACGTTTTTCTCTTCATCGGTAAACTTCATGAGACTACCCTTGTCGAATACAAGTTCTACTATGTGATATCCCATGAAGGGTACTTCAGACCTCTCTCCATTGGGTAATTCTACTTTGGCATACATCCATGATAATATCATTTCTGCCATAAGAGGGTCTACCAATTCCAATATTAAAACAGGATGTTCCCAAAATTGATTATTTCTGTATATTCCAGATTCTTTATATTTCTGTTTAACCCTTTCAGAAAAATCCCTCACCTTTGCATAATCAAAGTCTGGCCCAATATCATTAATTTCACAAAATCTTCTTATAATCTTTGACTTATCTTCATCTGATAAGTTTGCCCAATATTCTTTTGATACCATAATGTAATGTATTTAGACTAAAGAAGGTGATAACTGAACGAATCTAATTACCACCTTCGAATGAAACCATATATTAACTAACCTTTAAATGTCGGATTTGTAACGTTTCTTCTTTTTCTTTTTGGGTTCATCATCCTCCATATAGTGGTCTCTGTGAATCCCTTTCTTTTTTGCCTTTTTCTTTGGTTTGTCATCCTCGTCATCGTCTCCTCCATGATCTTCATTCAAGAACTTAGCAAGAAGTTCTTCCAGTTCATCGTATGATTTGATTTGAGAACGAACTATACCTTCCAGGTCTACATTACCCTGGTACTTCTTGTCCAATTTGGTTGGTTTACAAGCCCGAGCAGAATAGGTAGTATCAAGCTTACCAGAACCAGAACGAATAATTTTGATATCATACCCCTTTCTTGGGTCTGTCATATCACCAGCTTCATCCTCATCAAGGTATAAGTCGATAATATCTTGATAAACAGAGCGTGGAACTAGAACTCCCTTATCTTTACCTTCGTAATCGAATTTAGTTCCCTTTTCATCTGCATATACCGGACCACCGATAACATATCTTCTTCTTGGTACAAGGGTTTTTGCAAGTTCCTTGTCATCCTCATCCTTTGAGTTTTTCAATTCCTGGTATTTTTCCATGAAAGGACATGGTTCATCAAAAGTAGCCGGAGATATTACTCCCCCCAAATTACCTCCAAGATAGAACTGAACAATTTCGATTCCCAATTCTTGGTCATCACCCGGAGATTTAATTCTCATTCGTAAAGTACCTTCTTTAGGGAATACCAACCCATTGCCGTTTCCCTTAGATTCTAGCTGTTTCTTTCTAGCCAGCATCTTTTCTTTTGTAGAAAGTCCATCTGATGAAACTTTCTTCTTTTTCTTCTTGTCAAGTGCCATATTAATCGTTATTATTTGGTTCTGAGTAAATTACCTCATTCATACTTAACACCGTTAAAGTGTTCTTTTCCAAAAGTTGTTGTAAGCCAGGAGTAAGCTTATCAGTTTCAAATTCCATTTCCTTACCTGCATACAAACCATAGGTAACTATTCTACCTATTTGCACCAAGTCCCGATAAGTTCTATATTCTTCGGTAATCTCCCCGAGTTTAACTATAACTCCCTTACGGGGAACTCCCTCTTTTACTTGTTCCGGGATAATAAGCCCAGAACGAGTTTGGTTTACTTCTTTTGGTGATAAGATAAGAACCCTGTTTTCAGTTGGACATCCTGGTAATTGTTTGTCAAACTGAGCTGCTACCATAGCAGAAATGAAAGATAGTGAATAATTCATATTCTTAATTTGTTTTTAAAAGTTAGTAATTACTTATAGTTATTATTGTTGCTTCCTCATGTTGGCATTAATAGTCCTCAAGATATTCTCTCTAGACTCGTAAGCTCTACATATTGAAATATACTTGTTAGCCTTTTCTACTGCTTTTAAATACCGTTGATATATTGATTTATACTTTGGAGATATGTTAGCCTTATGAGCAACGTAATCATTATTGAATCTTTCATTAGATTCTTTAATAAATATCCAAGCAGCAGAATAAGCTTCATCCTTTTCCCTTGCTAGAGCATCTCTTTCTTTAATATACTTATCTCTTAAAGAACAAAGTATATAATAACTAGTAGGAGATTCCCTTAACTGAGAATTAATGATATTTTCATTAATGGATAATTCCTTAGCAATATCTATGGTTATGATATTACCTTCGAATTTAACCTTTAGTTTCTTCAGTTCCGTCTTCATGTACTTTCAATAAATTCTTAAAATCTTCTTTTGAATATTTACCTTCTTGAATTGCTTTAGATACCTGAGCAAATGCGCCATGATATGCAATATCTAAACCAGGCAAATGAAGAATAGATTCGTACTTACCAATTATATCGATTAAAGCCTTGAATCTTAGGTCGCATAGATTATCTGTCCCTCCTCTATCTACTAAAGTCATAAACAAAGCCCAATAAATATGGGTAGCATCTTCATAAGCTAACCTTGCATCTTCATCCTTCATTACTCCAAAGGCTAAATCCTCTAATAACTTTAGATTCGATTGAAGTTGCTCTATCTGAGACCTTATTCTATTGAATACCATCTTATCTCTACCGACTAATCTCAGATTACATCGGTCTAATTGATGATTAAGATTTTGGATAGAGAACTCTAAACAAGCAGATATCATATAAGTTAAAGATGATAGCCTATTTGTATTCATTATTTGTTCTTCAGTTGCCATAGTTTATAATATTTTATTATTTTATGTTGTCATAGTATCCTCTTTCTTCACTTCTGTAGGTGATTTTGGATTTTCTTTATGATGTAAATACCTATTACATCCAGGACATTTTACAAGTTTACAATCTGCAAAGGTATGTGAATCTACTTCTGAATAATCATATTCAAATTCACAATCACAGTATGGGCACTTAGCTCGCCATACTGTGGGCCCGTTTAAAATCTTCTTCATTTCCTTAGTTTTATGTTATTATACCGTAATATTTTATATAATACTCCAGTTGATATACCGAATTCTTCTAGTATATCTTTTCTTGGTATACCCTCTATATACCTAGAAATTAATAATTCTACATTTACCTTACGTTCTCGTTCTTTACCAACAAAATAGAATCTTTTATCTTCTATACACTGACCCATATTCATCTTAGCTGTACCCCAATATAAATTACCTACCCGATTATCCTCTGGATTGTTATTTTTATGACATACTTGAGGATAATTGTTTGGGTTAGGGATGTAAATAGAAGCAACTAACCTGTGTCTATAAAAGTTCTTCCGTTTACCACCATCTCCTACTAAGGAGTTAAATAAATAACCATTATCTTTCATAGCAGGTTTTACTAATTTCCAACTACCAGTAAATTTCGAGTATAATTTTCCAGTACGGGATATGTAATAATTACTAAACCCGGGTATATTACCCTTTTCTCGATTTTTCATATTCTCGTTGATATTTATGGATTTCCTTTTTATATAGTTCCATAAATACTTCTGGTGAAGCTGCACTAAAATTACCAATTTTACGAGTTTTAAACTTATGGTATTCCTCCATGTACTCTTCTACCGAAAAGTCTGGTTTTAACATTCTAGTATAATCATATCCGGGCATAAATGGTAATTCTTCTGCCATAGACCGGCCTATTGTAAAATCCATTGATAGAGTTACGTCATCAACTTGAAATCCGAAATACCTTTTCGTACTCGGATTACGTAGGATATTCCAGATTGTATATACAGTCCATGTGTTAATATCTTGAGGTTTAGAATACATATATACAGCATCATGTACTGTACAAGCTTCTTTCATCATTGGTAATTTACCTTGTCTCATTAACCAATAAACAAGGATAGCTCCGAAATTGGTCATATTTGCTGCAGCACCCTGACATGGGAAATTAAGACCTAAACGAATTGCATAAGCAACTTCTTGCTTGTCATTTGAATATATTTGTGGGAGTCTTCGTTTAGTACCAAATAACTGTGTGTAATACCCATGCTTACGAAGGAATTTCTCTTGTTTCTCTTTAAACTTCCTAATCTTAGGATGTTGACCAAAGAATACTTCCATTTCCTTTGCTGCTTCTTCTGGTGTAACTATAATACCCGCTTTTGGGTCGGATAGTTTAACTGCTAGCAATTTATTACCAATTCCATAAATAAGTCCAAAAGCAATCTGTTTAGCTTGCTTTCTCCTTACCTTCCATAATTTATAATCCGGATGTGTTTCATCCTCATAAGCTTTACTGGCTTCTTCAATTGATACACCATACTTTGCTGCTGCTATACCAAGGTGAGGGTCTACTCCTTTAGCAAATGCTTCCAGATATGTTTCATCTCCAGATAAATGAGCCATCATTCTTAACTCTGCCTGAGAATAGTCGAATGCCATATATAAATAACCTGGAGGAGCAACTAATTGTTTCTTAATATTTGGGTCTACAGATGTCTTTGGTATTTGCTGCATATTTGGGTCAGCAGAACTAAATCTATTAGAATCAGTACCATGTATATTATACCTACCATGTAATCGAGAATCATCTTGGACTTTTTCATGCCAACCCTCAATATAAGTAGTATACATTTTCTGCAAACCTCTTAATTCAAGTAGCTTATCAAGGAATATTGCTTTTGGAGATTCTGGGTCTTTTATGGTTAACCTTAATTCAACCAAAGTATCTTCATCGGTACTTGGCTTACCCGATTCATTATCTTTAATTACTGGAAATTTAAACCCAATATCTGAATACATAAGTTGGGGTAAATCAACTGGACTACCCAGGTTAACTGGTCTTATAAGTTCTTGTTCTTTCTTGGTAGTAAATATCCCTGCACGAATATTAGATATTTTCTGTTGTCTTGAATCAATCCTACGTTTGTCTTTTGGGTCATTATAATCTAACTCTTCAAGTTCTTGGTAAATAGATTCGATATATCTTTCAATTTTACCTTGGTTATATTTTTTGGTAAACTTCTTTACCCTTGGTAAATCATAGATTGCCTGTCTAGCAGCATCAATTTTTGGTTTATATTCCTCAAGCAATTTCTGATTGAAATCTCTATCAAGATATAATCCCTCTTTCTCTACAGAAGTTAATACCCGAGAATTACACATGAATAAATTACGAAATACCGAATACATCTTTAAGTCCATTAACTTCTTCTCAAAGAATATCATTAATCGTAATGTAAAGTCTGTATCTTGACAACCATATTTACATAATGGGTCTAATTCCTTCTTATCCCATGGTATCTTATCAAATTTATCTTGCTTTTCATAATCACCGTATTCAGGTAAATATCTTCTAACCATATCCTTTAGACCGTGAGGTTTTTCCTCATTGAGAACATATTTTGCAAGCATCCCATCAAGGCAAGTACCCCTATAATAGATGTGATACTTTTGATTAATCTGGTCATCAAATTTCCAGTTCCATGCAACCTTTACAATATCATAATTCTCAATAACCTCTTCCCCAAATTTCCTTAACATCTTCTTCCAATTCCACCCCGGTGAAGTATATTCTTTGGTTTGGAAATGGTCTAATGGAATAGAAGCACCAAATCCTGGCATCCAAGATACTGAGAGAATAGTTGGCTTGAAACTTTTGTTATATATGGGTGAACCATTAGTTTCATAGTCACAGCAAGCATAACCAGTTGCTTTGCAACAAGCAATAAGTTTCTTGAGTTCTCTTTTATTCTTAATTATCTTATATCTCGTTTCCATATATTTATAAATAGAAAGAGGGACATACCCACCTGTAGTAGATACATCCCTCTAATATTAGAATGAGTCCTGTAAATCTTCAAGATTGGTATTTAGGTATTTCCAATCTTTCTTGTAAGAATGAAGAGAATCAATTGTATGATATAAGTAACCTGGTTTAACTCCAACCTCTTTAGCTACATATTCCATAAGTTTCCATGCAAGGTATACATCATTACCAAAATGAGTAACAAAATCTGAACTCCTTTGATGATAGCAAATATGTAATACCTTCTCTCCTTTACCATTCTGACGGATAAGGAAATCATAATACATAGAACATGGGATACGTCTACTACCGTCAAGAAAACATAAATCTGAACCATGGAATATAGGGAGTACTGCTTTACGAGTATCATTATCCCTTTTAAGAAGGTTGATTACCTCTTCTAAAGCTAACTTACCAGTATCACTTAAATCGTTCCAAATCCTTTCCGGATAACTATAATCGAATTTTTTCCCATTTTGACCTTCTACCAAGAATTGTTCCCATAGGTCTTTTCTTAATTCCCAAGCTCTACCAGGATTACATCCATACCAACTGACTCTTTCTCTGAACTCTTCATCTGCCCATTCTTTTGAATGAGAGAATACAAATAACCATACTGGGTCTCCGAGTGAAGTTAAGCAATATTGTTGGCAAATCAGTTCCTTTGTTTCAAACTCTTCTTTACCTTCAATCACTTGATTCTGATAGGTCTTTGGTTTTACAGTTTGACCATAACTGTTGAGTTCTCTGCCAAGTTCTGACATTAACTCAAAAGAATTACTGTAGATTCTCATTCTTCTGTTTCTTTAAAAGTTTCTTCTTATATGCTTTCCTTTGAGAATAGGATATCACGTTTTCCGGATATTCTATATCTTCATATTCTAATAGCAAGTCCTTTGCTAACAAAGCCTGGTATTCATACAAGTCAGGACGTAGTACTTTGAAACTTCTGAAAAATACTTTGAATGATGACCATTCCTTTTCTGTACCCTTTAGAATTTTCTTATATACTTCCTTAACCCGTTTAGTCCATGGGTTATCGATACCCTTGATTACCTTCTTTAAGGGTTTATAAGCTGAATACATCAGAAGGGTTTCTACATTTCCGTACATTTGAGTCGCAAATAGGTTGATTTGTACTGACTGGTCCGGCCCATACACATATTCTGCCATCCGTTGAATTAATAGGAAGTCGAATATTAACCTCTTTGTAATCTCTGATGCTCTGATTACCATTGTAATAACTGGGATGTCCTCTTGAAATCTCTTCGAAAAAGTTGCAGCAATTAAACATTGTTTACCGTTATCATGGTGATTATTGAACATATACGTAACATTGTAATTCTGATTATATTTGTTCTTCAGGATTCTTAATTTGCTACGTAAGAGATCTAACTTATTAAAATCAATATAATTATTCAATAAGCTCGTCCACTTAGTTTCTTTGTAATTAAAACACCTGCCATAATCAAAATCTGGGTCTACCCATGCTTTACGTATTTTTATAAACACATTGTATGCTACTGCAACTCCACTGTTTGCAGTAGCACCTTTATCAAAAAGAACGGGGTCTAATCTTAAGAAAGCCTCGTTCAATTTCTCCCATGCCTCTTGTGAAGTAGCAAACTCCAAAGAGTGGAGGGTCTCCTCCGTATTCGATTGAAGACCCTCTAATTTTCTATTCCATCCCCCCATATTAGTAATTGCTAGCCTGCCTCCATAAATTGAGACGTTGTTTCTTAAAGAATAACCTATAGATTGATTCATCTGAAAATCCTTGTAATCCCAAGAATCCCATATATAGGTAGAAAGCTTTTACCAAAGAATACTGAAAGTCTAATTCCTTAGTCATTACTTGGGTTTGTTTCCATGGTCTACACTTAAGAAGATTCCTTGCAATATTCAATTCATATACTACATTGAATAATAATACCTTCTCTTCTTCGTGTGATGCTTCACTTAAAGTATTAAACCCAGGAGTATAATCTTTTACAGATTCATGGTCTTCATCAATCATATTAAACCGATTAACTAAACCAATACTACCTTCGGTAACCATTGCTATACCCATAGTAATTACGTCCTTCAATTCTTTTACTTTGAAGTCAGAGTAATCAATCACATAAGACGTTCCCCATGAGAAGATATCTTCTGGTAGTATATTTGCAAAGTGGAACAAAGTGAATAGGAATCCCAGAGCATCTCCCTGTTCTTCATTGGCATTCTGCAAATGGTTGAGTACCTGAGTATATTCATCCTCTGTTAACTGGTCAATATTCCATCCCCACTTGTGGCATATCTTTACTACCTCAGAGGTAGATTCATAACCCTCCATTAGTTCTTCGATAACCCGGGCAATAAAATCCTTAAGAACTACCTGATTTTGATGATTATTGATATCAACCGGGTAATCGGGTAGCTTTTCTATTTGCCGGTAGCCGTCTAATTGTTCTAACGAAAGAGAATACATTGCTTGTAAATACGTACCTACTTCTAAAGAAGGTACGATTTCCTTGATATTACGTATGTCCATTACTTACTTCCTGTTGAATTAAATCCACCTTCACCTCTTGTTCCCCACATTTGAGATTCAGAATAAAATTCTTCTAATTGAATCTCCTCGGGTTCTGTGAGATAGATTGGTACATGAATAAATTGGGTTGCTTTCTCATCCACCTTTAGAGTCTGTATTACTCGACTGAGATTGATTATACCAATATGAATCTCTCCTACATAAGGAGAATCTACAATCTCTGCAGTATACAGAAGACCTTTTTTAGAAGCAAGCCCAGACTTATTAGCTGCCATGAGCATAGACTCTTGAGGTTCGATAAGAGGTTTAATACCTGATGGGATAAGGATTCTCCCTCCCGGGTAGATTTGAATATCAGTTACGAAGTTGGTAGTTGTATTTACTCCCAATACAAAATCTGGAGTAAAATGATTTGGAGACTGGTTTGCCTCGATTTGAACCAATTGTTGAGGGTCCAAGTTTCTTGGGATATAGAAATCCAAACCTGCATCACCTGCATTACCTCTCGATGGAGTCTTTACGTCTCTTACTTTAATAAATCTGAATCTGTTCATAATATATTACATTATATTACATTGTTTTAAAAGTTGTCCAAAGGTTAATCCCCGTTGAGGAGTTACTCCGAGTGAATGACAGAATCTTTCTACGTCATATTCACCCTGCATAAACAAATCAGCAAGAACATCATCTTGCCGTACATAATAATTTGGGTTGTTAAGATATAACTTAAACATTGCCCATATCATTCTTAACTTACCTACTTTTCCCATTGCATTCTTTATAAAGTTCTCTAATACGTTTCTTAGGTACTTCGAATTTCTCAACTGTCTTTGAGATAATTTCTTTTCTGTCTTTCCCTTTCCGAATCAAGCTTCGGATGAATTTCTTGATACCAACTGTGTCTTCTAATACATCCAAATCTTTGTATTGATTCTTCTGTTCTAATTCTTTCCTTGTAATGTTCAAGTTCTGGGACATCTTGAATGCACACAGTTCTGAATCTCCGCATAATTTACATTCTTTAGTGGATAAATCATACCCAATACCAAAGCATGGGTCTCCATTACTTCCCAATTGAGAGATATCCAAGGGTGTTAGGATATCCTGCTTGGTTAAGTCAGGAAGCATTTGTTTTTTCTTTGCCATAATTAATCATCTATTCTTTTTTCTGTTAGTCTTATAACTGAATCTCCAATCTTCAATTCCGACTCATACAGAGGTAAGTAGGAATGTCCAATTGCATTAATAAATAGTTTCCTGATATCACCCAAGTGTTGTGAGTAACGAGAATCAGTATAAGTTAGTACTCTAACCTGTAGCCCTGAACAGAAAGATAAATCAAAATATACCTTATATTCATTAGCCATTACCTGGATTGATTGTATATCTGATATCCATACCAGGGTAGTACAGTTAAAAACATGGAGAGGAGTTTGTTCCTCTCCGATTATCTTATCAATGAATTTCTTATATAACTTAGTAATCATAACTTTTGAGTGTTACATTTTGATATTTACAATAAGGACAAGTCCAATCCTTAGTATGCCAAGGACCTCTTAAATCCTTTATCTCGCTCTCCTTGAATTTCTTCTTGCAATGATGACATTTGTATTTATATACATCGTAATCATACTGAGATGAATAGAGATAAAGTATTCCGATTATCACTCCCAGTACTGTTAGTATTAGTAGTAAGTATTCCATATCTTTTAATTTAATGATTAATGCCCTATGTCCCTCTATTAGATTAATTACTTCCTCCTACCGGAAAAAGTAATTATCCATAGTACTTAATAGAACAGATTAAGTAAGGTATTCTCATAAAGAATGAATAGGATGTTTCTTCCATATCTTCTCTAACAGAATAACTTTCAATTCTTGTTTTTGATAATACTGCTTCCTATGTCTGCCATGTCGGCTAAGGTAATCTCCAGGATAATGAAGGTCATCAAGGTATACCCTATTCTTGGATTCATCAGTTCTTACCAAACGACCAAGGAACTGAATAGATTTTTCCTGGCTATCCATACTTGCTGCATTAAGTAAATACCTAAGCTTAGGAAAGTTTTTACCTCGAGCAATGATTGTGGTTGATACCAGGATATCTATCCTACCTTCTCTAAAATCCTTCATTATTTGTTGTCTTAACTTAGAAGGAGTATTAACATGCACATAGGCAATATTATAGGCATCGCCCAGTTTCTTTTTAAAGAACTTATATAGATTTTCACAATGTGCAATATGCTTGCATACTACAAGTGCAGGATATCTACCTTGGTTAATATTCCATTTTAACCGAGCATAGGCCATTCTCTTGGCATATTTATTCAAGGTAATAGAATCATCATAGATGTCTTTATAAGTTACAAACTCGGATTCCCAATTACCATACCAAGGTCTACTTGGTACCATCTTTACGATTGTTTTAGTTGAGTAACCTTTCTTGATAGAATCCTTAAGTTTAAACTCGGCAATCACTTTACCAAAGAAACATTCAAGGTTCATATTCTTAACTTTATCCTTAGCAAGCTTACTCATATAAATGGTACCAGATAATCCTATACGAATTCTAGTATTAAATAACCGAGTAAGTACATTCTGATATTGTTTACTTCCACCTTGGTCTGCCTCATCTACCAAAACCATATCTATCTTGGATAATTCCTGTTGATAGAATCTCATGTTTCGAGAAATAGATTGAACCATACCAATTGTAAAGTTACTCCAGTTTAAAACCTTACCTTGAACAAAGGTTATATCTTCTCCCGGGAGATATTGCTTAAACTCTTCTCTAGCTTGATTCAACCAATCAGAGTCATTAGTTATTAGCAAAGTCTTTAACTGTCTCTTATAAGATAAATATAAAGATGACATGATAAGAGTTTTACCTGCATTAACAGTATAATCTAAAACTCCAATCTGAAAGAGAGAGTTACCTACTTGGTTAGATATAATTGCCTTTACAGCTTTCTCTTGTTCTGGTCTTAATTTATACTTACCTATTTTCGTAACTACCCTTTTGACTTTAGGTAATGGTTGTCGCATATCTACAACTTTAGGTTTAATTCCATACTCAATACACTTTTCATATACTGCAGGAAGTAAACCTATCTTAAATTCGCCATGCTTATTAACATAATGAATTTTACCATCCCAGTTCTGCATACCTCTTTGCCTTGTACGTAAGTAGAAAGCATTAGGATGTCTAACCGAAAATTCCTGGTAGAGTTTCTGTGCGAACTTAAGAGGTAAATCAAGTTCGCACATATTTCCGTTTTGTATTATTATCCTACTCATTTGATAATTACCGTTACACCTTTAGTAGCTTTATCCATTCCCATTGCTTCCTTGAACATATTAACAATATCCTCTGGCCAAGGTTCAATGTCCTTGAAATCAGGATAATCTACTGACTGGCCCGAATACTTGAGGACATCAATAAAAGCATTAGCTGCATCCTCTACTCTGTTACCTAAAAATTTTAAAGCTTTCATAACGTTACGTTTTTAATTATTAATCTTTTCCCAGAGAGAACCTTCAACTTCAGGTTCCTCTTCCAGGGATTTTTTGTTCTTATACTTATATAAATACTTATTGTATCTTTCGATTGCTTTATCCGTATACATCTGTGCAATATCTGGTAATCCATTACACCATGCAAGAGATTCAAACTGAGCATCAATGAATGTCTTATAATCCCAACCTTCTTCTTTTAAGAATTCCCCTACCTTTGCAAAGTGTACATATTTCTCTGGTTTATTTTCATAAGATTCATATATACCAGTTGCCTTAGCAATCTTACCTATGAAATAATCATGTATCTCTTTAGTAAGCTTTGAATCAGAATATTGCAATTCTATTTCAGCATCTACTTGATTAGTAATGTTGTCCTGCATAGATATCAACCTTTGCATAACATTCCTATAATCAGTCATCCTCTTTAAACCAGTCTCAATGTATTTAATAAATCCTTCCCGAGTATCAAATTTAAAATCCTCACAAAAGGTATTACATATCTCAGCAAGCTTTTTACATAAAGCCCATTCCCTTGTATTACTTTCGTTTATTTTCCGAACTCCTCTATGCTTTAACTTTATACGAGTTGCGTATAAAATATCAGCAACAAGGGCAGCATCCCCCTTAGATGCTAGTAATATGTTAGTTACTTTCTTAGTTGTCCCTTTATTAGAAACAACCACTGCTCTAGTATTTATTGCCTCTTTTCGTGCAATAACAAAAAAAGCCTCAACTGGGAAATTATCTACCTCTAAGATATTTAATATTTCCTCAAACTGAAACTTAGTTATATGGATAGATGGTTCACGCATAAATATATTATTTTATAATATAATAGGAACTCCCTATTTCAATGAGTTTCTGATTGATATCAATTCTTGATAACTTTGGTACCTGGTAGCATATACTAACTTAAGTGTCTGACTTCTCCCTAAATCATTTACGTCTTTTCCGTCTGGTAAAAACACCACCTTGACTTTTTTATATGCAACAAGCTTGAGAGCCAAGTTGATGGCATATTCTTTTGCGTCTGGGTCCAACAATATAATAAATCTTTCGCATGAGGATTTAAGTAACTCATTGACTTGGTAGGCACTAATGGCTTTACCCATTGTGGCAATAGCTCTATCTCCGAGGGTGAGAGCATTAAGTGCTCCTTCGCAAATGAATACCGACCTATACATTTCCAATGCGTCATAATTAAATATGATAAACTCTTTTCCAAGGCCTGTGATATCTTTGTTGGGGTTGTTATACCGAGGACCGTTTCCGATAACCTTTCTGGCATTATAATACCTGAGTTGGCCATGATAATAGAACGGTATAATAAGGTACCCGAAGAAAGGTTCCCTTGTCGCATAACCAACTCCATGTTTACATAACTCTTCGATACTAAATCCGCGGCCTTTGACATAGCTTCTAATGCTCCTTGCAATTTGTGAATCTCCGATACTAAGGAGTCTAAAACTATTGGGTAAGTACAAAGGCTTAGCTTCTGCAAGTTCAATTTTCTCATCGTGAAATTCAAGTTCTTCGAATTGTCCATTGTTTAAGAAATTTATAAGTTCGTGATAAGTATCGAATCCCTCAACATCCATAACTAATTGTGAAGGATTCGGATGCTCATTACATCTAAAGCAATTAGTTCTGTACATGGAAAGATTAACTCCCATTTTTAATTCCCTATGACAGTAAGGGCAAGTTGGGAGTTTCATCCAGCCATGTTTATATTCAAAAGCTCCAAGTCTTTTAATGAAATAAGTTTTGAGCTTAGACTTAAACTGATTTGTTATTTTCATAAACTTCTATTTAAGTAGTGACTAATACTAGCTTTACTTAGCTTATACTTTTCTCCCAATTCTTTATTGGAGTAACCCTTGGCTTTATCCCT